GCGGCGTTATCAAATTCGAAGACTAAATAGCAAAAGCCCGGCCTCCCAGTAGTAGGGAAGTCGGGCTTTGTTTTATGATGATACCTTACTTCAAAAGTTCAGCGATATCTTCAGCAGTCATGCCATTGGCCAGTGCGTTGGCAACAATGTCTTCTGCCTTTTTGCGATTCAACTCTGCCGCAATCTTTTCATCGGCATCAGCCTTTTTCTTTTCGAGTTTTGCAATCTCTTTATTGAGTTTTTTCAGCTCTGCTTCTTTTGCTTTTTTCTCAGCATTCAGTGCAGCAATATTCGAGCCGAGAGATGCGATTTCTTCAGCGATAGATTCCGCTGCGGCATTCTTCTCAGCGATCTGCGCTGCATAATCAACGCCATCAAGAACCTTTGCTTTGTTCTTGCTTCCTTTGGGTCTAGCCATAATAAAATACCTCCATATATTTTGGATACACGATTGTACTTATATTATAGCCAGAAAACTTCAGGAAAGCAATCTCTTTTTTATGTATTATAAATTACATTATAGTGATATTGACAGGATATGACAGACGGGTGTATAATAATCTGGCAGTCAAGGATTCCGCGTTTACTTTCTTCCTTTCATAGACGTGTATAGGCGAACGTCCTCCCATTCAGCCGAAAGGCGAGAAGGAGAATGCCATATCTTTTACTCCCTTTCGGTGAGTCTACCGAGAGGAGTGATGTGTAATGACTATTGAGATCACTACGGTCTACTATGTCGCAATGCTGATTTTCGGCTTTGCTGGCTTTGTCAAAACGCTTCTTGAGATTTTCAAGATGTTACATCATCATAGCGAAAGCCGTGATAAGTAAAAGAGCCGCCTATTAGCAGTAGGTGGCTCTTTCTGTGATGTGAATGTGTCCAAGCATTTACATTGCATTTTAAACTGTTCACCGAGGGCTTCGTCTATAGGAGTCCTTGGCTGTTTTTATTATACACTTTTTAGAGTACGCTGTCAACGAACAACAGTGTACTTTTTCTTTTTGTTCAATTATTCAATCATTTTTCTCTTACTTGTATCGCGCCAGAGAACAGCGTGTCTCCTCATTCCACCTACTTCTTTAAGTCGTCTGGTTACGTCTGAGGTGGACTTCTGAACTTTCGTCCAGAACTGACTATCCTTCCAGTGGTTGCTCACTGACCCTTTTTAGTCGATGAACCTTCCGCTCTCCTACATTATATAATAGGGGAGTGGATCGGCTGCTGACCGCCCATTGTAAATACTACTTAGCACTCAATTATTACCATATTTTAACAATACGATAAAACCGAGCTTTTATCTCAGCATATAGCATCCATATCCTTGTTTCTATCTTTCGATTCCTACATTATATAAATATAGGCGATATGGCTCTTAGGGTTTCCCAGCACTCTAGGGGCTATTTTATTTTTACATGGTGCCGCATCCTATATTTTTTATACACAACAAATATAAGAGGGCATATTAACTTTACCCGCACCATTCTTGAGCTTTCCGCTCATCTGCATTACAGACAACACGCCAGAGATGGCAGCTGTAATGGCCGGAATAGAACCTGCAAGATTAACCATCCCGTCTGCTGCGTCAACAATCTTCGTAGCAAGAGTCACAAAGAACTTGACTAGATCACTACTTAGAACGTCGTTTGAGAATTTCTCAAAGCTGGCGTTAAGCCGCTTTAAACGACCCTCAATTGAGTCCATCATACGCTCTTGTTCGGTCATTGCCGAATTAGAACTGTTAGCGGCATCCTCCATTGATTTTTCAGCAATGGAGAATTGCTCGATCACGGAAAGTACCGCATTCGAGTTTCTTTTGCCACCAAGCATCTCTGTGACGTTAGCTTTACTAACATCAGTAAGTTTATCCCATACGGCAGAAATCTCTTTTAGGATCTGATATGTACTCTTAAATTCTGTACCGGCGGAATCCTTCATAATGTCAACGCCAGTCAGAGACTTCAACTCGCTTCGAAGTTCCGAAACAGAATCTGCCATGTCATCAACTGAAACACCAAATGCCTCCGCGTCTGTCTTACTGGCTCGCAGATACATTGAAATTGTTTTCAAAGTTGTGCCTACGGTATCCGGGTCCTGAAGTACAGAGTTGGCTGCACTAATCAACGAAACGGACTCTTCAAACGAGTTCCCGGCTGCCGATAATGCACTTGCCGATCTTACGAGTGCCTCCGCAATACCACTTTCGGAGATGGGTTCGTTGTTACCCACCGAGTTAAGAACATTGACGACGTGTTCTACTTCGTCAGCTTCCATTCTAAATCCCTTTAGAATAGAGACTAGATAAGAAGCTGCGTCAGATGCACTATCAATTCCATCACCAATGTTACTTAGGACAGTGGACCACTTTGCAAGCTCTTGTGATTCGTCCAGTGTATAGCCTAGACGAGACCATTCTGCTGTACTATCAATAACATCCGAGATAGAAGCGCCAAGCTCACGCGCCTGACTTGAAGCAGACGACAAAAAGCTTGAGTATGCCGATTCAGTTTCATTTGTGACTTTTTTTAAGTTAGTCATAGATGTGTCTATCTCTACGACATTATTATAAACCTCTCGCAGACCCTGCTTAACCATAGCAACGCCATACATTGCAACGGCAGTCTGGAAGTGTTCCTTAAATAGACGAGACAGCTTTTGACTTAAAGTTTCAGTTGTCGCACCACATCTGTTGGCTTCGACCTCAAGGCTTGATAGTCTTGCGCTGAGTTCGGTCACATCGCCTTCACAACCAGATGCTGCCGATTTTATGCCATTTATGCTATCAATCAAGAAAGAATATTTGCTTTTATTTGAAATCGAGTTTTCTAACTTTGTTGCGCGTTCGTAGACACTTTTGAATTTTGTCATGTCAACATTGGCTTGCTTTAAATCTCTAAAATCAAACCCAAGCTCTTTCAGATGTTGACTCGTAGAATTGAGCGTTCCATCAAGTGCTTTACAATTTTTATCAAAGTCTTTAACAGCCTTGCTCGGATCTGTATTTTCAATAAGAGATAACTGTTCTCGAAGCTCTTTTATTTTGCCAGATGTATTACCAGTGCCGTCTTCACCATATAAATAAGTTTGAATATTGGAATTTTTATAATTGGAGTTATTCTTGGCATAATTCTCAAGAGCCTGAATTTGCTTTCTACGATTTTCATAAATAGATTCTTGCTGCTTTAGGGTGCGTTTTAAGTCATCTTCGGTTGCTTTTTGCTGTTTTTTTAGCTCTTGAGTTGCATTATCTGTGCCATTCAATGTTTTCCTGCTTGCCTTGAATTGCGCATCGGAATCCATGTTTGTTAGCTGTAATTTTTGTTTTTCAGAAAGAACATTTTTTATATTCTTATATAGTTCTTTCATCTGAGTATTTGTTTTAGTCAGCTCATCATTTACAGCTTTAAGTTCTGATTCTTTCTTACCATTTGCAGTTAATGCGGCTGAATCGACCAGAAGTTTTGCTCGTTTCTGTTCAAGCTGATAAAGTTTTTGAAATTCATCATCTGACGAATTTGCTTTAGCGCTATTTTTTACGCTCCCAGTGTTGACCTTAACCGTCTGCTTGGCCGCAGAAGCCATAGCTTTCTTTAACTGTGCGGTTACTTTGCTCTGGTCAATCTTGACATCAAGCGTTACCTTCGGGGTGATGATTTTTCCGCTTGAAATCATACTACGCAAAGCGGTATTGATGTTCTTTGCGGTCTCATTCTGATTCAACCCAAAGGCCAGCTTAATCGGACTATTTTTATATTTTTCTTTGACGGACTCGAATTGCTTATCGAGTTCTGCTTTACTCGTATCAAGAACGACCTTGACCTTTATGGCCGTTACAGAGGAAGTATCAGCACTACTTACGGTGTTTGTGTTATCCGCCATACCGTTGGTCACCTCTCTTTTCCATTTTCAACATTCCTTTCAAAACAAAAAAGAGAAGCGGCCAGCTCCTTAAAGCCAGCCCTCCTCTCATTGAATTTTATTCCAAATAAATTCTCATAAAAGATGGCTTTTACAATCCATGTAAAGCCGTCTTAACAATCATTGCCGCCTCGACTTGAACGGGAGAGACGAACTCTCTCTTTGGACGTTTCGGCTTATTATCCTTTGGCCGTCCCATCTGATTCCACTTAGCAATATCCATCCACAAGCCATGCTCAATCCAGTTAGCAAACATGGTGCTTCCAATTGCGGCATTTTTGCCCCAATCAAAGTTACTCCAATCGCCAGTGATATACGAGCGCTGTGGCATAGCGATATCCTTAACTATCATCGTCACAGTGTCACCATCTCTGGATACATTACTTACGATATTTCGGCTATCGGCAATACCGCCAACATTTGCATCAGCATCGCTCATCGGGTGAACATTTTGCTTTGCGCTTGCTTGTAACCTCTGTTCAAGCTGTGGAGCGACATCATCTCGCATAACACGCTCAACATTATTTGCTAGATCACTCAGTAATTCATCAAAACTGGTATACGATTGTTTCATTCATTCCACCTCAAATCTCAAACCGATCCTTTGCAGACTGAATCTTTGTCGTATCCTTCTTGATGTAATACTTGTTGGTCACATCCGTACCAGCATGGTTGAGTAGGGAAGAGACGTCCTCCAGACTCATACCCGCATTCTTCAGCAAGGTAGCACCACTGTGCCGGAAATCGTGCGGGTGCAGCGTGGGCTCATCAATCATCTCACCAATCTTCTTACACCAATCACCGGCAGTGCTTGAAGTAATCGGCATCCATGCGCCATTGATTTTTGTACCAACGAACACATATCCACCATCCTCAATGTCATGCTCAGTGCGGTATTCCTTCAGCTCTTTCAAAAGTTCAGAAACTTCCTTGCTGAACATCAAGTCAACGATTTTACCTTCCTTTTCAAGAACGTCATGCACCATGCGATTTTCATAATCGATAGACTTCCAGAGTGTATTTCGCACAGCATTGACACGAGCCATCGTGGACAGTGAGAACAGTGCGTACAGACGCAGCGTCATCGCATTATCCTTCATGTGAACGGAAGTCGCAGATTCAACCAGAGCGTTCAGCTTCTCTCGCATCAGTTTGACCTCATCCGGCGTAAGGTATGTCTGCTTCACAACAGCCACATCCTTAGTCGGGCGGTCAATAAACTCCATCGGATTCTCTTTGATGATTTTCTTCTTACGAAGATACCGATATAGCGCAGAAATTGTACTCATGCGCCGCTTCATACGAGCAGAGTTATTTCCATGCTTCTTACAGTAGAACAGAAATTCCTCAATATCCTCTTCTTCAAGTTCCGTCACAGGAGCGTTGCCCTGATTATCCAAAACATAAATCATCCACTGCTTGAAATCCGATTCGTAATTGTAAACAGTAGACGGGCTGAGGTCACGGATGCCCATATCAGTCTCATATCTATCCCAGTATTTCAAAGACACTGAATTTACGTTCTTGAACTTCTCAGCATCCCATAACTTCAGCGGTTTACTTCTTGTAGCCATATTAAAATTCCCTCCAACCCACCTCTAAAAGTGTTTATTCCTTTTTATTTTTTGCCAGCACAACAGAGATCTCCTGCTTATTGTCCAGCAGGGCAGAAGTCACTTCAGAAAACTTCTCAACATCAAAGTCATTCAAGTTGCCCTTCACATCATTCAAATAGTTCTCCATAAAGTCAACGAAATCAGAAATAGGGTCAGGCTTCTTAATAATCTCGTTTAGCTTGCCACAGAGACCAAGAACAAGCCATTCCTTATGAGAACGGTCAATCTGCTCGTGGACAGCCTTCTCCAGAGAATCGTACTGATCCCAGAATGCAGAAGTATCACAACCAGCCTTGTTAATCTTGAAATTGAAAGATTCGTAAGCAATACGAGGCCACTCACTCTGCGGCTCGCTACGATAGTCATAATCTGCAAAATACTTCAGGATAGTCAACCGGAACACAACATCGAGCAGTGCAGGCTGATAATCACCATCGATAGTACATGTCTTGACTACCTCATCAAGAAACTCATTTCGCTCCTGAAAATTTAAAACCTTCATTTTATCTCCCTTTCGTCTGTGCTTGCTTTAATTTCTTTCGCTCTTTCCGAGCTTTTTTTAGGTCGTCATAATCGACCCAACCTCCATCGATTTTGGAGTATGTGATCCAGCGGTAATCTACATCAGGATACTTGAACCAGAACATCTTGCGCTTCATCAAAGCGACACTATCAGCGAATCCCTTCGTATCAATCACTTGTTTGCTGCCATCTCGATATGTAATTTCATAGTCCGCTACGTAATCAATCTTCCGCACCGCGACGTCCTTTCCGTCCTTATCGATCCGGCGGAACGCTTCCTGCAAAAGAAAGGGGACTTGCTTACGACACTCTACAATTTCGCCGCTTGCCAGCCTTGGCAATACAATATCTCGATAAAACAACATTTCTGCCTTACTATCATAAACTACGCCGTCATATGTTCTATCTGCTGGATTCTTACTGACATTAAACTTTGTTCTGTTCTTTTTCTCCATAAAACCACCACGAAAAACAAAGGGGCGGTTATGCCCGCCCCTTACGATTTGATGTTTTCTTAACTACCGGCTTCACGGGCGTCTCATCTTTTACATCACTAGATGACTCATTTTCTGCCTTTGCAGGATCATCCATGATTTCATGGAAAATATCACGAACAGCCGGGATGAAGTTTTCCACCTCGGACTTCGTGATATTCTTATACTTGCGCACCAAAAGAGTAGTCAGGTCTGCCTTTGCAGTCTCTTTTGAAATAATTCCCTGACGATACTGATTTACGGCAGTCCACACAAGAAAGTGTGGCTCAGTATCGCAAATCATCCGCCAAGGATTAAGACGCGCATCCTGCTCGCAATGCGGGCAAACCGGATATTCTTTTCCGCAAGTACGGCACCAATTCAGATTTGCCATTAGGCAGCAGCAGTCTCGATGCGGAACAGACGCTTATCTTCAGAGCAGTATTCCTGAGTAGCGCTGATCTTAACAGGGTGAGTCAGCTCGTTGTTCAGGGTCATATCGATAGAGCTATCCATCTTAGCATTCGGGAAGATGATACGCATCAGCTTCTTATTAGCCTTATCGCAAGGATTGTAACAGAATGCCTCAATCACAAACTCGCCCTCAGCAGAGAACTTGTCAGCACTATCATTGATAGCAATGCCCTCCTCACTCTCGTACTGATACTTCACAACAAAGCGGTCGCCAGCCTTCAGGCTTGCGCCAGTAGGCAGAGTAACCTCGGTGCCAGAAACAGAGAACTGAGATTCAGCGGTTTCGCCCAGCTCAAAGGTCTTCAGTGCATTGCCCTGGCCATCAACCAGATCGATGTACTTAAAGGGGGCATTTGCAACAGCAGCCTTGGGAGTGTGAGTCAGAGTCAGCTTCTTGCCATCAGCAGAAGTCAGGTACTCAACAGTAGTAAAGACCTGCTTTGCCTCAGAAGAAGCAACCTCCTTCTTAGAGCCCATCTGCTCTGCCAGTGCACCCAGATGCATCAGAGCATTAGACCAATCAGCCTCGGCAGTCTTGCTCTTGTCAAATGCCATAATATTGACACCCTGTGCATCCTGAGCATAAACGGTCTCGCCGCCCAGAGTCAGCTTAAAATCCTTAACCTGATTCATAGTCCACAGACGCTTACCGTTCAGGTCATACTCGTGAATGCGATGAACACGGTCGATGACGACCTCATTAAAATTAAAATCGCTCATAATTTTCTTCCTTTCAATTTACTTGGATAAAATAAAAGAGCAAGGTCAATCAATCAACCTTGCTCGTCCAATCCAGTTGTGCTTTTGGGATTTTCCCAAATTCAACGGTGCCAGCATAAACGCCATGCATCGTATTGTCGTAACTTTTTATTTGCTGAATCTTTCTTACATGATTCATAAATACACTCATAGGGTAATCCATAGCCTTGAAGTAATCCGCTTTAAAGCCGGATGAACACGCCATCGAGAGAACAAGCTCCGCAAGGTGTGGCTCATAACGCTTTATTTTCTGATACTCCAAGTTGTCTCTGGCTTCCTCTATCATTGCAATTCTTGTCGGTTCGTCAGCAGCAAATTCAGAATGCTTTTCAATTCCATTTGCGGCACATAAATACTGAGAAATTGTTTCATACACTACATGGTCAATACGAGTATCCGTAAGTCTGTTGTGCAAGACAATCTCACCACTTATGTTATCTTTCGCCATCATAAACCCAGAAGTGTCCATATCGCCAAGCAAAATAGACATATCCTGATTTTTGTTGCCTATAAAAAGTTGCCGAAACATTTCAAAATCCGAAATTTTTTGCCAATCAACACCAACAGAGTCAAGTTGTGCTTTGTAGTCACTTGATGTAGAGCAGAACAAATAAACCAGCTGAAAATACTTTTGCTCACCATAATCGATAATATCACCGACAGACGGCATGTGAATCGTAATTTTGTCGTTGATTTTAAAATCTCTTCCACGCATCAAGCTAGGCTCGTACATTTCTCTAAGCTCCATTAACCACACCCCACAAGGTCATCCAGATCCTGCGTCTTGAACGTCATAATTCGCACACGATGGTGCAAATCCATGTTGTCCTCGATATTGGATGTGATTTTAAGTTGCTTGATTCCAAAAATTGTACTGCCATGTAACTCTTTCTCCACAAGACCACTCAGATAGTCAACTCGTGTTGCTCCACCATGACCTTTCATCTTCATCAATGCCTGATTCACAATAACCCACACAGTAAGCGTAAAGTTCTCATACCAGTCATTAACATTACTGCGGTCAGTCATGTTTACCTTAAAACAAATATAGCTGTGTGCTGCCTCAATCGTGTCGGGAATATGGAAGTATGGGAAGATATATGTATAAATTGCCTCATCTGGCTCTTCAATATCATCATTACCCATCGCTTCAACAAGCCCATCCGTATTGACTAACTTTAAAGCTAACTTGTTTTTATAGTCCGTAATCAATTCACTTGTTGTCACAGCAAGCTCACCACCTTACATTCAATGGATGTGTTTGCCGTACCATCCGCATTTGTCAGAGAAATTCTAACAGTTACGCCGTCCATGATGCTATTATTCAAAATACGAATTTTAAAAACACCATCCGTAGCAACCTGTGTTTCAACAAAACTCTTAAACTCATCAAGGCAAATAAAGCTCCACTTTGCAACTTCCGCAACCTCTTCGCCCGTAATGCTTGTGAATACCGGAGTAAATTTCTTCCAAGAACCACCAACACGAACCTCCGGCTTGCCTGCGTACTTAATAGTAGCGGTAACCTGAGAATCTGCATCCGGCTCATTACTCTTGTTTGGTTCAAAGTAGTCACAAATCATCTTCTCGGCATTGTCCGTCTTGCTGTTATACTGATCTTGCCGAATATTCAGCACAAGGAATCCCTGTGTCTTACCGTGCAGTTCATAGCGCTCTGTGCTCTGGTCAACAGAAGTCGTAACATACGTTTTTGGTTCTCCGTTGATGATTTCCAGCATAAAGCGCTTATCAAGGTCAATCAGCGCAGTCTCGTCATCAAAAGGCATCTGTACCTTATATTCACGTTGACTCAATGAAGTCATAACAATCTCCTTATTATTTGCATAATAAGGTTTGCTCAATGTCGCCCAGCGAGAGACTATCTCACCAGTAATCGGGTTTTGCCATTGAATCTGACGGTTACACAGCTCCATTTTCCCACGAAGAAAAATCTCATCATTTGGTTCTATCTCAGTTACCAGCCATTTGCAGTTGTAACAGTCAACAATATCACCAAGATTCAAAGAATCACCGGGATAAGCCCAAATCTTCTTTTCCTTGGCTACACTGTTACTACGACTGACGACCAGTTTCTGAGGTAAACCATTCACTAGAGTATTGTCCTCATAGTCAACACTATCCTTGAAGTGTGCAGCGAAGTCACGTTTCGCAAAAGCAATTTTGACATCCTTTTTATTAGACATCTTTGCGGCACCACCAACAGCTCGCGCCCTCGTATAAAAGTCCATCGGTACACCTCCTTACTCAGAGTAGGAAGCGTATGTATCATAGTCGATGGTCTTACGCTTGCGGGTCGATCGGTCTTTTGCCATATAATTATCCAGCATCGTCATATTCTCCTCATGGATGTCTTTCACAAGAGCACGAATGCTCGTGCGCTCGTTAGCAGGGGAGAATACCTGTAAACTTGTAGGAAGGTCTTGTGCACTAAATGCCTTCAGCTTTCCAAACTCTCGTTTGAAATGCTGCTCTAACATCAAATGTGCAAGCATATCAATTTCGTCATATGTAAGGTCTAAGTTGAATTCCTCTAGCTCAGAATCGTAATCATCAAAGCTAAAATTCTCTTCAGGCTCAATATTTCTGGAAACAACAGAAAGTGACTCCATCAAATAACTCTTTGCACGGTCATGTACAAGATCTCTTACCTCGTTCTCGTTTAGGTCAAAATACTGAAAGAAATTACTATCAGTCTCGACTAACTCGTAGAACTTGTCGTATACCTGTGAAAATGCGGTCACATTATCCCTCCAATCTTACTCGGCGGGAACGGCCTCCGCCTTTTCTCCATCAGCCTTCTTGCGGCTACGCTTAGTAGTCTTCTCAACAGGAGTGTCCTGTGCCACAGGCTGTGCACCAGCCATCATAGCCTGCATCTGTGCCAGTGCTGCCTGCATCTGCTTCTGCATTTCAGCAAGCTGGTTCTTTGCGGCCTCAAGCTCCGCCTGAACATCAGCAGGGGCAGACTTGGCCGCAGGCACAACAGACAGCTCACTGTTACGCTTGCCAGCACGAAGCTCCTTATAACGCTCATCAATCAGGCGCTTGACCTTAGTGGACAGGTCTTCACCGGCATTCGTCATGCGATAAAAGCGACCACGAATACGCTCAAACTGAGCACCATCCTTAATGTCAATCATTCGCTGAAGATTCTCGACAGTGGGATTCAGAATCGCATCATCAATATCCTCAACGAACAGAACGTCGTCACCTTTAACGCCAATAGCCTTAAAGATTTCATTCTGCTCTTCAGGGCGAAAACGCAGAACACCATTCTTGAACGCAGAACAAGTGCTGTTCATATACATAATCTCCTCCGGCGGAATAGGAATCACACAAGGCTCTTCCACACTACCGGGCTCGAAAGTATAACCCTTACCGTTCAGTGACGAAATGGTAACCACGTTATCGTCGCAGTTCAGAACGTCAATAAACTTCTTTTCCATCACGGAACTCATAATTTGTCTCCTTTTCTATAAAAGCGGAGACTTTGCGGTCTCCGCCCAGATTTGTCTTTGGTAAAAAATTACTGCAGAACAATCTTAGCAACACGCTCGATATGATCAATGCTGTAGCCGAAGGTGAAGTCCTTGACCATCAGATGAATCTTTTCGTTGTTGTTGTCGTGATCCTCGTAAGTATGAGTCTCACCCTTCATGTCAAGTCTTCCGATCTTGCCCGCAATACCATAAATACGTTTCCAAAATTTTTAAGAAAAATGTTTATCTAAAATATTTTCTACATTATCAAAATCTGTGTAGGGAATTCTGATAAGTTTGATTCCATTACGATTACAATATTCTGTTTTTAAAGAATCTTTCTTTTGCTGACTTTTATATGTACTAATAGAGTCGGATTCGGTTACACTCTTGCTAAACCTAACAGGCATAAAATGTTGTTGCCCGTCGTATTCAATGCAAGTGTTTTTTGATGGTATATAGAAATCAAGCATCTATCAAACTATCCGAGCTAAGTTGAATTGTTCTCGTGTCGATAAAACGCTTGTTTTAAACTTTAATGGTCCGCACTTACGGTGGCGGAACACCAATGCCAGAGGTCGGGTACGATCCGACAGTCTGCTGATTACAGGTCAGCTGCATTATCCATTTATGCTACCCTGGCAAATAACCCGTAGACGTCCGCCTACGGGCATAGAAAAGGAGACAATAAATGATGTCCCAAGCAGACCTTGCGGTCGTACTTCTTTTTTAATTACCCACTTAAATTGGTAGGGTCTCACCGTTTTTAATTCAAACGCACAATATGCGTTTTACTCTCAATCAGCTTTCCATCCTTGTCCTGATAGACAACAATGAAACCCTCTCGCTGCGGAGTGGTTAGTTTACCGTCTGCATACTCCATTTTTGAAGTATCACAACAACAGCCCTGCTCGTATAGATTGTACTTTCCAACAGAATAAGAGCCGACACGATGTACATGACTCATAACCAGCGAATCAAAATCAAGTCCAATATCCTGAAAATAGCGTAGTGCTTTTTCGCTTGTTTTCAAAATTCCAGATGAGAATGCCATAGGATGACACAGAACAGTGCTTCCTATCTGGCTGTACCAACTGTCGTTGTAAATGATTTCAATATCTTCTGCACTAAACACATCAATCAAAGGGTCATAATGAACCTTTGTATGAAGTTCCTTGTTATAATGGTTAAATCCATCAACAAGAATCAATTCAAGTGCTGTCTTTGGCATCAAGGCAAGTAAATCCTCATCAATGTTCTTGGCAAGATAATTCTGAAAACGAATATCATGATTTCCGTAATTAACAACAACCTTCTTGGGTTGAAGCATTTCAATCAAGTTAATCAGATACTGTCTTGCCAACAAAATTTCATCCATTGGACTTTGCCGATACACACGCGAAAAACGCGACAGGGCAGCCGCGTCTACGCAATCTCCGTTTACCTGAAGGATATCAATCTTTCCAGCATACTCACTAAAAGTCTCAATGGGCTTCTGGAATGGAATATGTAGGTCGGAAATAGACAGAATGCAGGTTCCCACATCTCTATTAGATAAGGATTCCTGATACTGCATACCCGCACGGAATGCCTTGAAACGCTTGCGATACGCACACTCACCAAAATTCTTGCCCAACTCATCATTAAGCACTTTAGCTGCGCCATCCCAAGTCAATTCTCTAGCCAGAACAGCATTCCCGACTCTTACAAAGAAGTCATCGCTCGTTTCTTCTGGCCGTTTGTTATAGCAACCCATTGGCATCAGGCGGGGTCGCCCAGCAGCTCATCAGAAGTGGAAATATTGATGGTGACACCCTCAATACCATCCCACTTTGCCAGAGCTTCCTTCAAATTGAAGACATTCTCACCGTCCTTGGTAATCTCGGTGATAGTGCCCTCGGCAGTATCAATAATAGCGTTCTTAAAAACAACACTCTTCTTAGCAACCATAATTTTATTCTCCCTTATATTTTAATTTTAGAATTCAAGTATTTTAGCATTCAAGAGCATCAGCCCAAGTACTAATCCAACCACGATGATTTGTATTCAACTCACAAATTGCGGTACGGTCATGCCCCCTGAAATGCTCCATGTACGGAATCAGTGCTGACCGTTCCGGGTGCTTATACAAGTCACATTGACCAGAATGTCCGATCGCAATGAGGAGGCACGAGTCTTTTACTCGCGTAATGACTTTCTTCGCATCGGCTAGAGTGAAATTTTGTATTTCGTCGAGGATAATAACCTTGTTTTCAAAGTTGACACCTCGCATATAAGTATGTGCTGCACACTGGATGTACGCACCATACTTCTGACTTTCAGGATTTTCATCAGCAATTACCGCCGTATTTGGATTAACGCCAATGGTTTCAAGAGCCTCGAAAAGTGGCTCCATGTACGGAGCACTCTTTTGTTCCTGAGTTCCTGGAAGGTAACCCTGTTTCTCTTCCTGAGTAGGAGATACAATATACACAATGCCATTGTAACGACCATACTTAACAAGCAGGTCAGCAACACCAACAGCAATGGTAGTCTTACCGGTTCCGGCACGGGCATTCGCAAAGACGACATCAATATTAGGGTCCCAGATAGCGTCCCTAAAAATTTTCTGTTCTGGATCAAGCGTCATACCATAAAAACTAGAATACTCATCCAGACTCTGCGGAATATCCTTCTTCTTACGCATTTCAGTCTTATCAGAAGCCATTTACAACTCTCCCTTAATTGAATTCATCAATATCGTCAGCAATCTTATCGACAATACCGTACTTGACCTGCTCATCAGCATCCAGATACCAATCCTTTGCCTGATTCTTGGTCATGGTCTTCTTATCAATGCTCGTATGAACCATGATATACTCACGCATCTTTCGAACCTGCTTTTCATAATTTGCCATGGCCTCTTTCGACTGTTCAAAAGTACCAGAAGCACCGCCAGAGCCACTGTGAATCAGAGCCATAGCATGAGGCAGGGTAAAGCGCTTCTGACCAGACAGAAGCATCACAAGAGCTGCGCTCATGGAAATACCAACATTGATAGTCCACACCGGGGTCTTGCTCAGTGCAACAACATCAATGAAACTGAACATAGCGTCCAGCTCACCACCATAGCTGTAAATAAACAGCTTAATGGGCTTGCGCTGCTCAACAGGGGTATTCTTATCGATACGATTGTATTGCAGAATCTTACGCTCAATTTCAATCAGGGACTGGTCAATCTCAAAGTCAATGAAGAAGATGCGATCCTTCTCGTCAATATAGAAGTTCATCATCTCAGGAGAGGGGAGACCGCCACCATTCATCAGGTTAGTGATCTCTTCTGGCAGTTGAATTTCAAAGTCCAATAGTCTATACCTCGTTCTTTCAAAGATTAGTAACGTGCGTTACGCTGCATCTGCTTCAGCATCTCGACAGCGGCAATATTAAAAGGAAGCAACTCAAGATATCGAACAGACTCTTCCAGATACCGCTTGTGACGGGTCTTTGCAATGCAAGCATGAGGGAAGACCTTTCGTACAGCCTTCGCTTCGGACTTAGTGATTTCAATCATTAGGTAAAACACCCTTTCAAAATAAAATAGGTAGGAAGAAAACAAGCGTCCTCGCTCTCTCCCTACCATAACTTTCCGCACTGTGTTTTACTCTATATATGTAAAATTATAACGTATCTACGTTAAAATATTGCGCTTTTTCGCATTTCATAAATCAAACATTTTTCTATTTTGTGCGGTTTTCTCAATATTTACGTTTTTAGCGCACTTACGACAGTATTTTTGTCTGCGTCCGGTGCGAGCAACCATCTTCCCGCAACAATCACACTTGATGTATTCTTTCCCACAATACTGGCTCCACAGAATGCCAGCATTCTCAAAATCGTCCACAAAAATCTCATGAGGAGAATCCGGCTCCGCAATCAAAATATGGATGTTCAAGTTGTCAATCTTTTTCAAGCTGGCAAACCCAATAAAGCCAAGATTGTGTAACTCACAAATCATCTCGTTCTGTTTTTTCTCATTCACGGACACGTTTGCCATCCTGAAAATATCAGCTGTATCTTCCGTAATCCAGTGGTTGCATTTTTCATTAACGGCAATATGGTATTTTGCTAAACACAGCATTGTGAACATCAGGCGTTGCATCTGCTTGCCTTCAAGTGCTTGAATCTTCTCTACCTCCGCCTTCGTAATACACACACCATCAAGTTCTACCATAGGACGGCCTTTAGCAGAAGCAATCGCTTTATCAATCAGTTCTCTATCAAGAACCTTATTGTACCCTTCAAAATGACGCAACATATACTCGTTAAGCTTTTCTCTTACGTCATCCTTTGAGTATCCCTTATAGAAATAATACTTCGCTACATAATGCAAAACATGCCCCGCTTTCTTCCAAGGCACAGCCTTCTCTAGCCACTCTTCAGCGTAAAGAACTTCATTCAATACAATCATCCGCATCCTCCTTGCTATTCATGTCAACCAACACATCCTTGAAACGCTTGCCGTCATATTCAATATCGCCATTCTCATCCTGCACAAGAGAATGCACCATACCATTATGGCGTTCCAATAAGCGTTTAATCAAAGTATCATGAAACAACTCCCAGACGATTGCAATACTGGATGCATTCTTTTTACAAAGATCAAGCAGAATGTCGCAAAGCACATCGTCATTAGAACACTTATCGTGAAGATTGCGGAACATACTTTCCTGATACAGCGCAATTCGCTCCTTGCGGTCTGCGCCGGTTTCCTTATTATTATTTCCGTTGCCAGAATGGATTGCGTTACCACGAGCAAACCTCAAGTAGTCCTTAAAGATAGAGAGGATGCCATAATACTGAGAGTTAGTGTACTCAACGCCAGACTTGAGCGAGTCGTAATCAAACTTGCGCCTTATCTTGAGTTCTTCTTCAAAATCTTCCAGCTCGTCCTCAACAGTCCAGCACAGGCGGTTCATGGTACAAGAATTGATTCCGACCGGCATCCGATAGAGATAATACTGGATAACCATTTCATCCACATCGTCCTTGACGGTCTTTTGCATAATCTCATCCAGACCGGCAAACCCATCCCACTTGATACGCTTGCGTGCTGCGGCCACATACTGCTTGTAATCACGCATCTGAGCAGGGTAGATGTAGCTCATAAAGTATGGCTTACGCCAAGCACAAATACTACTCCAGAACTTCTTGTCTTCAATAGTATCAGGATTATCATCGTCTTTAACAGTACAAGCTTTGTTGTCATACCAATATTGCGGCATATCCGTCGTAGCTACACCCTTTATTTTGTCGATCGCGTTTTGCTGATAAAGCTGTCCACAGATAATGCGATATGTAAGTTCGTCGTACTCTTTACTTCCGCGCTCAAATTTACTCCGCACATCAAACATCGTTGTAATTCGGTTTGTTGTACGGCCAATATTATCTCCAAATCCACTAATATTAGATTCAATAAAATCCTTTTCGGTCGGAACTTTTTTATCGCATTTTCGCTGAACACAAAGAACAACGGGTTCATTTTCCCATTTATCAATAAGAACTCTATTATCTGTAGAAAACGTAAGATCAGCATCAAAGTCTTCGCCGTTAAGCGCAGCGCACATATTGTCCCACGCATTGGTGATAAACACGGATTTCATATAGCGATACCAGTATTGGCAATCATCAGATGCATTCAAATTCATGCACCGAATATTTGCCATCTGACTCATAGGAGCTCTAAAACAAGCAACCCTCTTGACGTCTCTATCATTCCAAAAACGACTGTAAACCTCACCGGCCTTCAATAGTCCGGTTACCTCCATCCGAAACATAGACTGGCAAAGCGCATATGGATCGCCACTCGCAACTTGAAAATTCCCTCGTACCTTTACAACACCCGTTTTTGCCTGAGAGATTCGCTTTTTAATAAAGTACCGAATCCGATTCTGCACATAAGGGTCGTTAATCATTTCCGGCTCAATCATAAGAGCCTTAATATAGTCGTTTTCCAGACTGTTTATGTAATTCGGGTCATCACGCATTCCACTACCACGCAAATACAGCAATGCATCACGCCAGTCGCCGCCCATGACACCCTTGATTTCATCCAAAGTTGGCTTCACGAGTTCATGAATCTCTTCGTTCGTAAGCTGATAGCTTTGAATAAACTGATAATTCAGGTTGCGCTCTTCATCAAGCTCTAATTCACAAGTCTTAGTTACAGAGAAGTGATAGTGGTTCTCCCTGCAGTTTTCAAGATAATCCTCGCAACTGTGATAACTATCCCAGAGCTTTAGCATAGAGGTGCTAAGAACGACCTGAATTCTATTGATATCGCGATAATCTCCCCATGCGTCTTTTAGCATATTCTGTTTTGCTACCTTCTTAGCGAACTCACGGAAAGGGAAGGGAAATAACATGCCTTTACAGAACGCATTCCGCACGCAGAAGCCAGACGCGGTAGATGGAAGCTTCAGGTCCTCACTCCACTGCTGTGCAAGATCATAACTAATAAGTCCAAACCCATCATTCGCACACAGCTCACAATCGTGTTCCTTATCTTCAACTATCGTAGGTTCTCCAGACACTCCATCGTCCAGAACAACAATATGGTCTTTAAAGCGCGTGTAGCAATCATCAACAACAAGCACACCATCTGGGTCAGTAACTGGAATAGAAGCAGAGCAGGCAAGGGCTCTATAAGCCTCTAATTTTGCAGGCACAAACTCCATTCCTTTGTTACGGCCATTATCAATTCGCTTTCGGATCTCGTCAACAAGACGGTCGCTCACAAATACAATCGTGCTGTTCTTAACGCCGCCAGTGGTTCCAACCAAGCGACGATATGTAATTCCATTGATTTTAAACCCCTTGGAAGAACATGCCCGGCGGTAGTCGTTCTTCTTGTCAACCACCAGACACATATAATCCGGCTTGAATTGAACAGCGTCCAGCTCGGTATACAACCTCCGAATCTCCCGGCGGTTCTCCAAGCAAGATGGTTCATTCCGTAACATCTTGATTCTACGCTTGATACTCCGTGCCTTAGACTCTGCATCAGTAACACCATTCAACTCGTCAATCCATCGTAGAACAGTGCTATCAGCTAACGAGATGATCTCGTGGTTTCGTCTGGCTTCATCCAATGGTAGAGTTAAATCCCATTTTGCTTCAACCAGACGCTTCGTATGGATCTTAAAAACAAACTTCTGGCAAGTTTGCTGCTTTGCCATTCGGCAGTCACCTCCGTGTTCTTCTAAAACGTATCCTGTATTGTGTAGCTATAAAGAAAAAATATAGATTAGGCTTTTACAGATAATAATTCTCGCCATCTTCCATAGCCTTGAGCCAAAGTCGTTCACGCTCCTGATAGAGCTCATCCAGCATATCGTCAGCAGCATCATACTCGCTGCGTGTCAGACTATTGCTATTCATGTCACGCACAAGCTGCTTGATCTCTGCATCAACATCCTCGTAAGTTTGCATCATTCATTCCTCAACTTCCATTGTGACCATGCTGATTTTACGATATGGACACAAGACTTGCATACACCGGTCAATATCATCAAATACGACATCTTTTCTTCGACCACGTTCTGTCTTTTCGTGTTCAAAATATTGACAGATATCGTATAGACGAATTTCAATCGCTTCTACCACACCATTGAACTTGTGGTGATTTATGATTACGGAATAAATATAATCATAGTAAGTAATCCTGTCTATTTCCAATGAATCGAAATCTTTACAGATGTCTTTGATAATATATTCCAAAGCTATTACACCAGATCTATCTGGTGCTACAATATCACAGTCGTGCTCAATTGCGTATTTGCAAGCATCATATGAACGTCCATACCCACGAGGTAAAAGAACTTTCTCCATCACTTAACCTCCTCGTCCATAACAGCTCCACAGTCAGGACAAAACTTTGATTCATCGACATTTTTGCTAGAATGACAAGCCGAACATTCAACAAAGAAGCTTTCTCCAAAATCTTCAAAATGCTCAATCCAGTGAGCATGAACCACTCGACGGAACTCACCGCCAGCAGATATCTCTTCTTCAAGAATGCGCTTTGTGTATTGCATTGCCATATCGCACCACATATCATCAATCGACTTTGCATTACCTCTAGCCATAGGACGAGCAATAGCACTGTCGAGGACGCCAATCAATCGTGTTGCGTTTACAAACTTATCCATCACTTAACCTCCTCAACAACCCGGCGGATCGTTTCATCGATATGTTCAAACTCTGCCAGCAAAACATCCACGGTATCAGCATCACTCTCTGAAATATTCAAATCCTTAATCTTATGTAAAGCCCATTCAAGGTTCGGGTAATATCCGACCGTAACCTCCTTTACGCCGCTGCCAATCTCACCAGTCTTTGGATTCTTGCCAGCTGGCCGCTGCTCAACAATAACGAGATTCCGCTCATCGCAGTTTTTAATAATGTATTTACCAATCTGTACACGCATCTCTTAACCCTCCTTAAATATTTCTAGCGGCCTCAAATGTAGCCACATCGTTCATGAAATCATTGATATGTAAATACTTGTCAGCATTTCGCACAGTCTTAGGCTTAAACTCTTGACATTTGCATCGCACCTCATCACAAGTAGTGAAGCACGGGATCTCATATTGGCATTTTGTGCAGACATGCTTCTTGTGGAATTCTGGTAAGCGACCAGCAGCTTGGTAATACTCATACGTTACCTTTAAATCAATCCAGTAGGGGTTATCAAAATTCATTACATTCAACCTTCTTCCTTATCTTTTATAAGAGCCATACCATTTAAATCCAGCACGAGGAATTCCAGAATTCGCAGGAACACGAATCATTCCATCTATAAAGAGCTGAAGAACCTCATCACTTAACTGTCTATGCACAAAGCGAAACGGTGGTTGAGAAGCATCATTATAATATTCTGGATTTTCTTCCAACACCGCTCTACCTCTTCTGACGGTAGAAAGCGTTGGAATATTCTCACACATAGCATCATTCATCTCGTGAAAACTTTGCTGTTGCAATTTATATTCCGTCCGTGCTGCAGATCGCTTCAACGAGTTCGGCTCAATCGTAATATGATACATTGGCCGTGCTAGGTCATATGTAAAAATTTCATTGAATCTATTATCTAGCTCTTCATAAAACTCATGAAGTCGTCCGGTCAAAAATACGTCTTGCTCACTCTGACACATTCGCCCAGATGACGTGTAAAATTCATGAAGCAAATTCGTATACATCTTCATATAAATTGCCTTTTGGTCTTCAGAAGGAATGTGGTACTCTTCTGGGTTGTGATTTATAAACACGGCAGGGCAGTCCTCAAAAAATATTTCTTTGTTTTTTGCCATGGATTTAAGTGCAGACTCAATATACCCAACCATTGTAGATTTCGTACAATGCTGAAACGTCTCAGCGTCTGCTGCTAAATTCTCTCTAAACTCATCCATTTGCTCACGAGCAATATTTTCTAATGGTGTACCAACTATCTCAGCCCAAAAGGTATCCTCACCATGTAGATCTTCTGAATATTGATAAAAATTCTTATTGGTCATTCCACACGCTCGTAATATTGCGGCAGGTGTCCAAAAGAATTCCATCCAACTACTTCCGTCACATTCTCTAAGTAGGTGGTAAGCAATCTGATTCTGCAAACGCAAGGAGAACTTTCCTTTATTTCTTGTCGGTAGAGGAGGAAGTACCTCATTGTCTGGACGAATCTTTACAATAATAAAGCGTTTTCCTTCCTTTTTAAACTCAACGAATCGATTTAACTCTTCAAGGAAGTGTTTTTTGCTAGTTCCATCTAGTGGCTTTCCATTTTTGCCAAACACATTAAGATAAGTAGATAGTTCTAAAAAATTAGAAAAAATCTGACCATCATTCAATTTGCCTGCTATCTCCGATGTAACCTCGTATTTTTTCTTGTCCATGTAACCTCCTACTCAATTTAGTTGGATTGACGAGTCTGTATTATATATATGTATGAAGATACATAGTCGTCAGTCCAAGTACAACTATCACAAAATATCTCTTAATGGTTTACTCGACTTGAAGCTATGGCGCGTAAGCGACATAGATTCAATTTGAGTAAACCTACGAGCGTCCGCAGACGCGAGATCCCTCTCCACGCCCTGTCCGGTAGGACTACTATAAACATCCACCACAATCATTCTCTCACTAACTCCTTTACAGTATCCTGTATTGTATAGCTATCTACACTCATTATACCATGAGAATGCCAAAAATTCAATAGCTGCATAATACAGGATACGAATATTTCTAGCACCTATTATAATAATGTATGGTTCTGGGAGGTATTGTTCTCTATGAAGGACATCCAGGTGCTTCATGTATTCTGTGTAAGCTGCCAGAGGCCACAATCATGCTTCTTGTAGGCTTGAAGTCTCTGAGAGTGCTGCTCAGATGCCAGATCAATCCATTTATGGTGATAGGGGATTACAGATAGATACAAATAGGCACTTTATACTCCGAAGAATGGTCATTTTCGGTACATTTTGGGTGCACATCGGAAAAATCCGCATGAATCCTAGGTTTTTCGGCTTTTATTGGATCAAAAAGGAACAAAAATAGGGATAAAAAGGTACAAATAAAAAGAAAAACTAGCCAAAATATAACGCAAATACGTTAAATTCTAGCTAGTTACCGAATGAGCTACCGATTGAAAAATAGCGATTTTAAGCCATTTTTTGTATTTTAGAGGAAAATTGATGAACTGGTGGGTATGTGTAGGAAAGGGTATAGGGGTGTATTTTGGAGTGTTTTTGTCAGGGGAAAGTGTACCGGGGTAGGTTTAGAATGTCAAGAAATTATTTATTGACAGATTAAAAGGGAGGGGAGTAGTGTTAGCTGCCAGTAAGAGAAGTATTGGTGATGTGATTTGGTGGGATTGTTGATATAAATATTACGTTAAGACGTTATTTCTTGAAGATGAATGAGAAAGATGTACTGGGCTTCGGCCTGCTGCCTGGAATACCCAAAAAAATGGAAAGTATCCCCCATTGGATGGAAACCCGCTTTTGTGCAAAAAGCGGTATTTACTTTAGTTGAATAAAGCACCTGTTTTTGTGGTATCTGAGGCAACTTTTCAGGCCGGGAATTATTCCTATTTTCCCAGTATGTTTATAGTGCTGATTTTTGCCGGGAATTGAATTTGCAAATTAGTTGCATTTTCGTTATGTTCGATATCAAAATGATATCAAATGTTGCACACGCAACATTATATACTTTTCTATATATCGTATATATGTTTTTTGATATATATTCTATTTTCCCCTTATAAGGTAATTATAATATAAAGCAAAAATCCATTTGTTGCGTACGCAACATTTACGGTGAAACCGCTTGACTTTCTACGGTGAAACCGTTATACTAATGCCATGCTCAAGGGCAACACCGGAAAGCGGAAAACATGATGGTTCTGAAACACCGGAAAAGTTCAGTTTTTACTTTTTGACGTTGTACCGCTTGAGCGGTTCAAAAAATAGGGCTTGACAGAACGGTTAAACCGTGATACAATCTAGTCAAGCTCAAGGGCAAAAACCCAAAAGCAAAACCCAAAACCCAATAGCACATTGACAAGTCAAGACTTCTGATTTTAGCCTGTTTGGTTTAACTCTTGTTTAATTACAAGAAAAATCATGCAACAAAAGTCAAGATTAGAAGTCTACCATATCGGCAAACATTTACTTGTTTTGTCGGTTTGGTGCGACAAGTCACAAAAAATCGTACCTTGAATTTTGATAACACTATCTTTGCGGTAGGGGCGGAAACGCATAACCAAAAGCAAGAAAAGCGCATATTGGCAAACAAGATGTTTTAGACACAAGTCTTTCACTGGTCCCTAGGTAGATTATACCTAAGAGGATCAGAAAGATACGCTCATTCTAACGAGTAAAGCGGGGATTAGAACACTACTTGCCTAGCTTCTGTACGGCGGGGGCAAGCACCTAGGAGATAGCCATAGGTTTATTCTGGCACAGTTTTACAGGGAGATTGTACGATTTCAAAGTACAGGGATCTTCACCAAAATCCAAACAGTTATTGCGCAAGATCGGGGAACACTATGCAGGGCATAGTATTGCGCACAAGGACGGTCATTAGTATGCACCTTGTAAGAAAAGCGTACTATACCACAACGACAGACAGTAGTTTGTCGCAAGTACGATCATACACACAATTATAGCACAACAAAGGAGATAATACTATGTCTAACCTGTCTAACGTCTGTCTGTCCATCCGTAGCTCTAACAACAAGACTTCTACCGCAAAGGGCTATGCAAGCAACGGCAAGGCTCTTGTTAGCTTTACCAACAAGGGCGGTGTTAATACGCTCAAGGCATACCCTAAAGCCGATAAAGTACCGTCTTATCTGCTGATGGACGAAAAAGAGTATACGGCATACGGCAACGCAATCAAGTACGTTTACAATTCCGCTTGCCACGTCAACGCAAGCACTACCAACAAAGAGGACGAAAGCATCATCAAGGTTTATACCACCGATTTCCATTCTTGCCTGTCTGATCTCGCAATCATCGTTTTTGGCGATACGTTCTCTATGCAAGAGTATCCCTCTTTTGGCACAGAAGTCCTTGCAATGGCAAAGACTTACCTTACCACCACTATGGATGGTGACGTTTCCCCGGCAAATCTTCCGATCAATCGTTTCGTCAAGGCTCTTGAACCTATGCTTTTGAGCGTAGCAGCACACAGCGTTTTCCTGAAAGACTATGAACGGGACTATAACCTTGCTTGCAAGCGTTGCAATTCCCGTATCAACAAGGCAACGGCACAGCTTGATAAAGCACAGGCAGAGTATGATAAGGCACTGTCTGAACTGGATAAGGCAAAAGAGCAGATTGTCAAAGACAAGAGCGACAGCACTATCAAAGCATCTACTAAGAAAACCCATGAAAACAATCTTGACAAGGCTCAGAAAGAATTTGATGCAAAAAAGAGCGTCCTTGATACTGTCAAGAACACTATTGACACATGGAAGATCAAGCTGGCTGATGCTGAAAAGACTTACAAGGCAGCAAAAGCGGCAGATTCTGAGAACTCTTAAAAACAAACCTAAGAAGTTAGTCTAAACATACCAGAATGCAATACATAACACGCCTGGCGACTAGAGGTACAGGGGAAGAAGTAACCTCTACCAACGGCAAAACGCCGTAACAAGATACCATGAAAGAGGTGAAATATCTTGAAATCCTATCAGAATACGATGGGAGAAGTGCGTCAGAACACTTCTGGGCACTCTATCATCTACAACGGCACAGAAATCAAAGAGCTTGATCTTTACGGCACATTTGACGGCGTTGTGTTCGTCAGTCGTCCGTTTATCGCAATGAAAACAGGCTTTATGCCTATGTACATCAAAACGTCTATGGGATGGACTTCTATCCATCCTTGCAAGATTGTTGACTTCCTTAAAGAAGCATACCACGCAAGGAGTGTTTCCCTTTATGACTGGAATGCCTATCAGCAGAGCAAGAAAGAAAAGCGTCTTGTAATGGAAAAGGCAAAACAGCAGCAGAGCGAAACAGCTTTTCTCAGAGCGTCACAAGCTAATGCAGAGGGCTCTTTGCGCTATCATAAGAGCAAGAAACGTCTTGATGACCGTTATAATGAAGTTGGTAAACCAGTTCAAAAAAAGCGTTCTCAGCGTGTCGTGTTTGGCTCTAGTGAATACGTCACAGTTTCCGGCTGGATCTACGGCAGAGAAGTCTTGATGAATAATCATAGCTTCCGCATGGATGAAAGAATGTCGTACTACATGGACGGAACTGGATGCTGTGCCCGTGATTTCGATAACAGAGATATGCGCCCTTTGAATGACGTGTTTCCTGTGAAATTTGGCAAGAAAGCAAGGTGATAATTTTGAGTTTGACAGCAATTCGTCAGAATGATATAATTGCATCATCAAGAAAAGGCGGTGCAATTATGGCAAATCGTGATTATAAAAAAGAGTACGCCAGAGAAAAGGATCAATCGAAGCATATCGGCCTGAAGGTTGAGCCCACTCTCTTTGAAGCGTTCACGGCGAAAACAGAGCTAAATGGAACGACGAAAAACGCCGTTTTGAAAGCCTGTGCGGAAGCATACACTTATGGCAATCTCATTATTGATGAGAATGGAAAGCCTAAGATTCTGAAATGATTTTGTTGTAGAAATCTTTGTTATCTTTTTTGATTTTTTCTAAAATTAAATCAAAGTAATCTCCATATTCTAAAACAAAAGCGGCAAGCTCTCGTATATCGTCTGGCACAGTTCCTTTTGTCCCATCAAAATGAAAGCCTGTTGTTATGTAATGATATGCGTCAGACAGATCATAAGAATTAGCATTTAGAAAAACCTGTGAATACTTTTTAGTACGACCTAATGCTAAATAACCATAGAGGCAATCTAAACAGATCTTGAAGTCATTATCCATATTGTTGTTTTGAGAAGCATGAAAAATATTCAACTTTGCTTCTTCAACCTTTGCGAAAACACTCGTCATAAATTGAATTTTTTCTGATTCAAGATAGTGAATGGCTATACATTTGCTTCCCATAGCAAGGACTTCCTTTCAAATTATGATGTCTTTATTCTAGCAGAACCGAATACTCACGTCAACAAACACCTTATGACCTAAAACTCATAGGGTGTTATTTTTATGCCCTAAAATGAATATTTATGCAAATGATATGCAAAATATGCAAGTCAGAAACACAATAAAAGAGGAGTTTTAACTATGTATAACATCAACAATAGCTTTACTTACAGCGATCTTTTCCCGGCAAAGGCAGCAAAGAAGGTCTTTGACGCTGGCGATTTCACCAACGATGAATTCAGCTTTGCCTTCTTTAGTGGTAAGTGGTATTACCGTCAGAATGGAATTAACCGTTGGTTTGAGCTGTAAGCGATAGAACCTCACTTTTATGCCGTGCGATTAGCGGTCACGGGGAAGATAGTATACCGCTACCAGCCCAATAGGGTGCGCAATAGCGTTGTGAATCAATCGTAAGAAAGGATGATTCCATGGCAATTTTAGCAATCGAAAGCGCATTGGATGTTGCAATCATGTTTAATGATACGGATATGATTGCAATTTATCAGGAAGCCCTGGCAGAAGCCGGTGTTGAATATGTCAGCACCGCAAAATGCTGGATGGAATAAGAGAGGAGAATGTAAAATGGCTTGGTATTTCTGGATGGTTAAGTGGGTTCCGCTCATTGTGATTGTGCTTTGTGCGCTTGGTACGGCATACATGATTTACTCTATGTTTTCGGAGGTATAACCTGATAAGAATTTTGAGTAAAGGAGAATGAAAAGCATGAAGAAGATCGTTGTTTTCAACCACTTTGGTAGATGGAAAATGACCACTTACGAGAATTACAGCGCATACATCATGGATGAGCGCAAGTGCTGCAACCTCATTGTGGCAGATGCAAAAGAAGCTGTGGAGTGTGTAAAAATGTACTATCCTGATGCTGAAATCATCGTAAAAGATATGTTTTAAGGAGAGTTTGATATGACCGCAAGAGAATATTGTAAGAGCCATCCTGTAACTGCTTATGATAGCAGCTACGGCAGATGTGGTGGTTTCCAGATTCATGGCGATATCGAATACGGCATTGACGATTATCTCTATGGTATGTCTGGTGTGTTGTGTGATGATGAGAAGTATTTTCACTATCATCATTTGAAGATCATCTATGCACCGTCTGGCAGAGCATACGTCAAGTGTTTCGGTAAACGAATCTATCTTGATGAGTGCATGAGAGTGTAAAGGAGAACACAAGATGAAAAAAGGTCAGTATTTTATGAACGATGATACCGGTATTATCACCAATATTCACCGTGAAGCTGTCGAGTGGTATCGGCAGGGCGCAAACATTTCTATCTGGATTAACGGCGTTATCGTGTGCCGTTGGGGTCACTAAGAAAGGAGAAAACGAAAATGAGAGTAAGTGTTGAAGTGTATGAGGATAATGCAGGCGGCATTTATGCGGCAGTCTTTGGTCAAGAAGGACTGAAAAATGTTCTCTCAGGTTTTGAGTACGGCGGAATGTCTACGTCAGAATTCTATGATACCGCTATGTATGGATTTTATGATGCGGATGAGTATAATTCCGCAGAACATAACGGAAGAACTCTCGACGAAGAATATACTTCGCTTGAGAGTTGTAATTTGATTGCAGAATTTTACAGCGATCGTGTTATAAAATTGTACCCGGCAGACATGGGATCTGCTGGTATGAAATTATTTGGTTTGAAAGATTGAAAAGGAGATACATAAAATGAAACTTACTCAGAATAAGCTGTCCGTCATCCTGGCTACCGTTGTGGCTGGTGTTTCCATTCTGGCGAACTGTATGACTGCAAATGCAGCAGAGCCTATGAAAACTCGCCTGGAGAATCGTTATGTCCTGGCCGGTAGCGTGGATGAAATCGAAGTATTCCGTAACGGAATCAAGACAATCCATGTGGTTGATGAGAACGGCGAAGAATGGCTGTATTCTTACGCAAGCATGGAAGAAACCCCGTCAGATGGTCAGAAAGTTACCATGGTTATGAACAGCAATGGAACGGAAACAATCTATGATGACACCATCGAAGATGTTCTGTGGGCACGGCCTGATGAAGTGGATGTTGATTGACGTTCACAAAACAGTCAAGAATAAATAACGTATCAGCGCACTAAAATTTGACGTTAATAAAATCTACATTTTAGTGCTTGACAAAATTATCGGTATCCTGTATTATGTAGCTAAGAAAGGCAGTCCGTTAGAGGGCTTTTATTTTTACTTTTCAGCTATATAACACAGGATGCGAAAAGGAGATTTAACTATGGCTATGTATAAAACTAAGAAAGACGCAGCTTATGCATGGGTTCAGGAATTTAATGCGATTCCTCAGAGCGTTATTGAAAAGCTCAATAAGCTGAATATGTATGAGAATGGCGAGGAGATGACGGAGATCACTCCGCCGACTATCAATGATCGTGTTTCGATTTGGGATGGCGATTACAACGGCGAAGGTGAGGTTGTTGGCTATAGCAAGAATGACGATGGAGAAATGATTTATACTATCGTTCCAGACGAAGATACCAGCGTGAAGATTCATCTGGGTACGGACGAATTTGAAGTCATTCGTGATGATTTCCTTCCGATGTGGGGAACGATGTGGCAGTTTAGTGATGGTTGCGACCAATGGTGGCTTCAGAAACATCTTCAGGATATGGCAGACTGTGGTTTCCGTATCTATGAGCAGGAAGATTTTGAATACGTCTTTGGCATTGATGGTTGTGGATATGATTTCTATGAATCGCATTGGATTCCGCTTTATGAGAAGCGTGGTTTCCATTGGGATGATGAGACTGTAAAGGAGATGGAAGAAAATGACTGATATTCAGAAAAATATGTGGGACGTTCTTTGTGAAATGTCTGGTGAAGATGTTGCTAGAGCGTTCACTAATTATTATGGCGACCAGCTTTTAAGTGAAGACTTCCATAAGTTTCTTATTGATGAGGGGTGTATGGCTTCTGAAGAAGGGTGGGTCGGCTGATGATTATTGATCTGATTCTCGACAGACGGAACGGCTATCCGTATGATGCTCATGAATTCTATAACGAGATTCGAGATTATGAGCGTCTTGGCATTGGCGTGTCAGATGAGCGAATCTCAATCGCTATGGATTATGGCGATAACAAAGATGTGCAGCGTGTTTTGTGTCAGTACGTCAAGAGAAATGGCTACCCGGCAGATATTGAGGACTACATAGGAAGTCAAGTCTGGGTGGTATAAGTAGCAGATGCTAGGTGATTAGCGGCACTAGGGCAGACATAACCGCTACCAGACGCAGTACGCGAAAGCAAAATGTAACAAACACAGAACACACAGCTAAATCAAATACTGGGCGGAACGAAAGGAGAATGCGAAAATGAACGCCAACATTATTTTTAAGACCGTTTGTAGTGGTCACATGATCACCGTATATAGTTATCCCGGGTATTCCGATGCCGTATACGTCTCAAATGAGGTTTGGGACACAAGGGGCGGCCTGTTTGATCTGGCCGCGTTTCGCGATTACGACGGTTATCCCGTCGAACGTGGTTTCAGCAATGCAGCAGATGCGCTTCACTACGCACGGTTGTGCGTGGTAAACGCGAAGAAGCCGTTTTAAGGGGGCACGACGTTATGAGAATCGTTTGTTTAATCGACTTGAATGCTTTGAGTATCATCGAAGCATCTCTGTGTGAAAATTCGCACGGAGCAATCAACGAATACCGACGACTCACAAAAAAAGCAGCACAACTTCAGAAAGTAAACAAGACCAACACGTATTCTGTTCTTTGGCATGAGACGCCACGCGTTATGCGCGGCAAGAACGTATCCGTCACTATCATTGAGCAGGGTGGGCAGTATACTCTACTGAAACGAAAGAATACATTTTGCCCCTATGTTGTAGCGTTTTGTTACGATGAAGAAGAGGGGACATGGGCACAAGGTCACTACTTCAATGACCTGAAATCCGCTGTCAATTTTCTGTATGAAAATGATCCTTGGTTTAAAAAATAAGAGTGTTGCAGTTTTTGAATAGCTGCGCGAATTACAAAACGGCTTAAAATCATGCTTTTATGAGGTGATAAAAATGAAACGCAGAACAAAAAATGAATTTGTTGTTGGCTATGCAAAAATGTTTGGTGTTTCAATTCAAAAATTGGAATATCTTGAGCAGAAAATTTTGAACATTCCATATGTGACCGAAGTTGATTTCGATGCAGCTCCGCTTGAAGGAAAGCAACTTTGCGTTCTTGTCGGATATGATATTCCAGTAGGTGCAACAGATTATTGGATTCTTAGAAGAGACTTCAAAAGAGCTGTTATTAAATCAGCGAAAGAATGTGGTCTTAACCGAACGGAAGATTTGATTGAAGATTATGGCGAACATTTCTATTTTGTATTTGATGCTAGTGCATGGTTTTGATAAATCAGATATTTTACAATGATTGAGGTGACAAATATGACTGAAAAAGATAAGCGTGTTTTGAAGTGCGCGATTGATAATTTGATTGCAAGAGAAAACAACTTGTGCGAAGGATTTTGCAAAAACAATCCCGCACATAGGGCAGAACGTGAGCGTGATAGGGATTTTATTATCATTGGTATTCGTAATGTTTTGTGTGAAGTTGAACGTCTTGAAGAACAAGAGAAAGAGATGCTGGAGAAAGCCAAACATGAAGTGGTTCAGTTTTGATTGAGGTGATAAAAATGTATACTAGCGAAACTGTAAAACAGGTTAACGATTGGATGATTAACAGTATTTCCGATTGGATGGTCAAAAGTGGAACAAGAAGCACCACAGAAGGTAATTGGATTATTCATGTTTATGAAATCACTAGAAAATTCAATGTAACAAAAAACTGGATCACAGCATACCGTGATGAAATTATTGATGCTCTTTATAAGCACAATGCAGTTGCAGATGTGACTTATGGGTGGTCCCCTGATGGTGATGTGGAATGTTTCGATATTGATTTTTATTTGAGTTTTTGTCAGAACCTGAGCGATGAAGATTGAGGTGATAAAAATGGAATCTATGGTTACTTATAGCGTTTGTGGATGGTTAGATAAACATGGTTGGCCCACGTTTAGGAAAACTGGATACAAAACAAAAAAACGGCGCATTTCGTATGATGAAGCGGTTGATTGAAGATGGTTTCTATGAACGGGTGATTCTCAGAGAGAGGATTATTTCGGATGAGCACCCTGATGTTTATATAAGTGGCGTGATTTATTCTTGGGATGATAAAAAAGGTTGGATTGTCTATGACGGAAAGGACGTGACAGAACATGACCAACACTGAAAAGAATATCGTTCTCGCAGCTCTTTCTTTCTATCGGCGTAAGCTGATGGATCAGAGTGTTTCGTTCCTTAGAGCTGGTAATCACGAGGATGCAAAGCAGTCAACGATGGAAGCGGCCAACGTGAATGCGTTGGTGATTAAGTTTACAAGAGAAAAGGAGTTTGCAATATGACCGATCCTTGCCGTTACTGTGTGGCACCGGAGCGTTATCCTGGTTGTCATGACCATTGTGAAAAGCTGAAGGCTCATCGTGAAAGTGACGAGTATAAGAAGCTGTGTGAATACAAAGAAAAGTATTTCAGAAACAATATGCCGAAAAATACGGTAGCAATCTATTATGATATGCGTCGTAAGAAGCATAAAGGTTTACATATGATGGGCTATAAAGGAATGGGTGTTTAATGTGAAATATTGTATTTCTTGTGCAAATACTGGATGCCATTTTAATGGCGATAGAGGAATGGATATAAATCGTTGTCCTCAGTACATTGAAAACGACAAAGAATATAAGTGGGACGCTGGTTTATGCGCTGAAGATACGTGTGAAAGCACTGTCTTGCTTACTATGGCAGAAAAACGTGCTGTCGATAAATTCATTTCCCAACTGCATCAGGAGGGATATTGCGGTTTCGTTTGGATTGATGACAAACCGATTGAATTTTATGGAGTGTGATAAAATGTGGGATTTAGTTGAAAATGAATATTCTAAAAAATATAGAATTGGGTGCGCAACCTTTTTTCGTGACAAACAATTAAAAACAGCAATGGTTATGTATAAATATAATGGCCGTAGCATTATGTTTTGCTATTCCGAGTACGATAATAAGATTCTATCTGACGGTGATAAAGACGAAATTGAGATGACAATCAAAAAGAAACTCAACTTTTGGAAGGATTAACTATGTGGGATTTAATGGGTAACAATTATTCAGAAGTATACGGTATTGGATATGCTTTACTGAATGGAATTTCAGCTGGGTTTTATGTGAGTGTCATGTACAAGGATCTTGGAGATGAAATTTACTTCTATTATCTTGACAATGCTCCTTACGGAAAACTTGATGATAGTACCAAAAATAAAATTGAGGATATTATCCGTGATGACCTTAACAAGCGTCATATCTTTGGGGAGGACTGATTATGTGGGATTTAAGAGAAGTTCATGCACTGCACGATGGTGATGGCTGGGTTTGGAATGAATCTTTCCATCACAAGAATGTGTTCGTAGAAGAGAATGAAGATCCAAAAGAAATCTTTTGGCAGGAATGTCAGCTGTTCTTCCTTCAGGATTATTTGAACAAGTGTGAGATTGTGGATGACAGTAATATTCTGGAACTTCAGCTGAAAGATTCCGGTGAATCAGTTCTCGCTATGATGATTGCAGAGTAAGAGTAAAGGAGAATGAATATGTTGCTTTTTAATGACGTTCTGGACGACTGTGCAGTAATTGTTAAGGATGATAATGGCAACAGTAGAGTTATTTCTGGCAGTGTTGATTCCATGCTTTATGACTGGTGGCACGAATGTAATTATGTGGCAAGTAATGACTCTTTGGTTGTTTATGCAGCTTGTTTTGGAGTGGAAGTGAAATGCAAAACATTCGGAGAGTATATGGAAATGATTGATAGAATTGCTGGAAGTTGCGACGGAATGGAAAGAGGAGAATGAATCATGACACGGTTTTATCTTAATGCGGGTGCTCTTGGCCGTTGGATGCACCAGAATAAAGCACAATATACTGGTGCTTATGTTGAAGGTGTTTTGGTCGATAGCTTTGTTGTTGAAACAAAGCGTGGTGTTGCAGCCATTTACGAACACGCTCTGAATGAGTGGACAAGCAACTATTATGTTGAGTTTACCGATTATAAGAAAGGCTTTAAGAATGGCGAGGTCGATAAGATTTGGTCTGATTGGTACGCTTTCGAAGAAAAGGAAAGTGCATAAGAGGTGAGTAAATATGGATAAAGATAAAAAGATTTTTGAAATTGATACGGCAATCGGAAAGCTAGTTATTCGTGAAAATTGGGACCCTGACTATCCTGGTGTGAGCGTTTATTTTAAGCGACCAGATGGGGCAGAGATTAACATATCTGATACGGAAGTTGATAACGAAACAGGCGATGTAAATGTTTTTGTATGGGATGACCCTAACAACGAGGATTATTCAGAAATGACAACGATTAGCAGAGAAGAACTTCTTAATGAAGAAGATTGATAAAAGGGAGATTTTAGATATGTTATATTGCTACGACAATGAAACTATAAAGTGGGAGAATGATGGTGTAAATTACTGCTTGCATATTTGGGCAGATAATGATGGAGAGTGCAATCCTCGTGATTATGGGCATGATTCTATTATGGCTTGTTTTCATAAAAGATACTCTCTTGGTGATGATATTGGTTTTAGTGACCCTAAATATTTTTGGAATGATCTTGTTTGGAAGTATTGCAGTGACGAAGAGGTTCTTGATGCACTAGTGAATAAAAAACTTTTCGATACATGTGCAATCCAATATCATGACAGCGATGATGATAATGATTATTGGGCGATTTGTACTAACGATTCTGAGTCAAATGATTGGATTCCTAACAAAGATGAATACCGATGGATAAATCTGTTTTATGATGATCTTGTTCAGTACTCCAGAGAAGAGTTTTCTATTCGTGACTGTATGATGTTGCTTGAAAAAAGAGCAGTTTGGCTTCCTCTTTGGACTTACGAACATAGCGGAATCACAATGAGTTGCGGGGTACGCAAATATCCTTATAACGATATGTTTGATTCGAGTTATGTAGGATGGATTGTTACTATTCTTTCTGACTTTAACGAAAAGAATAAAGCAATTGCTGAAAAAAATATGGAACTTGAAGTTGAGGCGTATAACAACTATCTGACTGGTGAAGTGTATGGGTATACGCTTTATGAACAGGATGGTTTTGTAGAAGATGATGTCGAAGAAAGCGCCGAACCTAATTGGACTGAAATCGATTCTTGTGGTGGTTTTCTTGGAGATGACCCTGTTCAAAATGGTATAGCCTACAATGCGGGCAATGGTTTAGAAGAAGCTATTAAAAACAACAAATACGAACAAGGCGAAGCAAAAAAGGTTGTTACAACTAGCTGGCGCTTTTGATAAATGTTGAATTTTAGGAGGAAGTATTATGAAACGTTCTGTTTATCTCGAAGGGGAATACCTCGAATTTAATCCTCAGAGTGATTTAATCAAGTCTATGCGACAGCGGAAGATTATTCCTGATAATGTTCCAGACAATGAGATTTATATGACCATCTGGGGCGCTGGCAGTTGGCAGATTCATTGGTATAAAGGTGAGGTATTATACACTTATAATCCCTGGACTGCGCTTATTACAGAAAAGGAGAACAAAAAATGAAAAATATGTGGGCAGTCTGCGATGTTGAAATAGACGGAAAATATTATGCTTATCCAATAAGGATTTCCGTAATGGATAATCTATTAAGCAAATTAGCCATTAAGGGTATTAAGGCTGCAAATCTCTGTGAGAGCAAAAAGAGGGCAAAAGAGGTTGCGGATATGTGGAATGAGTGCCATAAGACAAATAAACAATATATGTTCACGACAGATGATCCAACGTTTTGAAAGGGAAAATGATATGTGGTGTGTTATTGAATGTGGTTCCGAAGGTGAGATTTTTGAGCCTGAATTTTTCAAAACCAAAACGGAAGCAATAAAATACATTATGGACGATTCGGAAGAATGTTATGCAATGTATTCTGATTTTCCTGACGTCCAAACTGATTATGATGACAATGAATTTGAGGCACAAGTTTGGACAGATAAATTCAGTTTCAAATGGAAAGCATTTGATGTTTCTGGTAAGTTAATGTAAAAGGAGAGTTCTATTTGTATTACCATCTTGAATATTCTGTCAGACACTTTATGTACGGCGATACATACAGAGGGCATGAAATCTATCCCACAAAAGAGTTGCGTGATGCAGAGCTTGACTGGATGAAAACGTATTACAGTAAGCCGACAGAGCTTATCTATGCAACGTATGAAACCGAAACGCTTAGTGAAGATAAGATAATAATATGAAGGGAAATAGATATGAGTGATTTGAAATATAGCTGGAAATACGGGGAAAACGAACATCAAAAATATTACGATGTTTATATTGGAAAAGATTATCTTTGTGTCTGGCAAAACAAATGGGAACCTGATATTTGGATGGGAATGTCCCGTGATAAAATGATTCATAACAAAACAAAGAATAATAAATATCGTCGCAAAGAAAAACTTCCTTTGAATACACATTGGAGCGAACTGCGATGTGACACTATTCTTTGTAGTATTGATCCTGTTTATATGATGAAGAAAGTTGAGTATTGTTATCGTCATAATATTGATGAGATTTCAGAATGAGGAGAATGAATATGACGGCACGAGAGATTGCAAAAGATTTTATCAAAACTATGAATCCATCTAGGTGGGCTGGTGTTGGTCAGAAACCTGATAACTTCGACACCAGAATTAAAACGTATATTGTTGATGGTTTTAATGAATATAAGCTTAATGTTTCATATGATAAAAAAGATAAGCTTGGTTACGTTGTTATGTTTGAAATAAGATGGATAGACAGTGGAGAGCGGATTTACCTTTATGATATTCGAAGAATCAATTCTGAAGATGCAATCGAACACTCAATCGATTCTCTTTTTAGTTGTTTTTAATAGAATCGAGGTTTTAGAAAATGGAACGAACTATGAATGATAAACTCATGAAAGCAGCACAGGTTCTTATTGAAAATGGAATGAGTGCAGATGATGCGTATGTTGCTTTACAGGCGCAGTGTTATATCCTTTTGGATATTGAAATCGACGATTATCTCACAGATGAAGATTATGAAGAACTCGAAGATTTTGAAAAGAAACTGAGTGAGACAGAGGAGAAATGATTATGAACATCAATGAGATTCGTTACTTTGAACGCAAAATGATCGACAGCGCATTTAACGATGCTGTGAAGTACGATCCAGCGATTGCAGTTCGTGCAAAGCGAGCATGGGTTATGAAGATACAAGGGCTGATTTCGTTCCGGGAGTACATTTCTTGCTTGCAAGATATTACCGGCAACGCACGAATCTTTTGGAAGTATCAGTTTTAAGAGGAGGAAATAAAGTGTTTTTGCTTATCAATATTTATATTGCTAAAGGTGAAGAATCGTTCTTACCTGAAATTGTTTATAAAGAATCGTTTGACACTTTTGAAGATGCAAAAGACGAGATGGAAGGACAGGTAGATGATGCTCTATCAAATCATTACTACAAAGGTCATGAAGACGATAATTGGGAACCTCCTATGATACATCTCAAGAATGAGGTTCGTATTGATTCGGAAGATGGATATGATTGGTGGCAGATTATTGAAGTTTGATAAAACAGTTCTTCTAGGAGGAAAAATAATATGATTGATAATAAGACTATGCTTTGTGCAATTGCAGGCAAACATAATATGGAAGTCCTTAAAGGAGCACTTGATACAGTCAATGATTTTTTGGATTCTGGTGCTGTTATTTACGTAAAAGTAAAAGGAAAAGATGGTTTTGTAAAACTCGAAAAAATTGAAACTAGAGTGATGATCATGCCGTTTATTTAATGAGAAGGGGTACGTAAAATGAACCAAAACGAAAAGCGATTTGAAATCGATACACCCATCGGAAAGATCGTTGCAGAGGGTTTTGTAGAGCCATATCCTGAGATTGTAATTTACCTTAAAAGAAATGATGGCGAAACAATTAGCCTGTCTAGTATCAATTACGACAGTAGTGGTGATATTGAAAATTATCTTTGGATGGATGTGCTCAGTGACGAGTACACAGACCATAAGAGCTGGACGTCTGAAGATTTGACCGCAGATTTTTCTTAATGAACGAAAAGGAGTAAAACAAAATGGCTACTAACAATTCTATGACCGTGATAACCTCTAAGCCCTTCGGCGCACTGAATGTGGATGTGTACCAGAATGACAAGCACCAGTATTACATGACTCGTGAACAGATTGGTGCGGCGCTGGAATATACAGACCCTGTTCGCAATATTTCTAAGATTCATGACCGTAACGCAGATCGTCTTAATCCATTGAGCTCGGTGGTCAATTTGACCACTGAGGTCGGAAATCATACGCAGATGCGTCAAACTTATATGTACAATCTGCGTGGCGTAATGGAGATTTGCCGCTTTAGTCGTCAGCCAAAGGCAGATGCGTTTATGGATTTCTGCTGGGACATCATGGAATCCTTGATGCGTGGTGACACCGTTCTGGCTACGCCTCAGATGGATGCTGCACTGAGTAAGGAGTTCATTGATGTTAGACTTCACGCTTTGTTTGATAGTGTGAAGAACCTTCAGAGTGAACTTGATTCCACCCGTAAGGATCTCAGTGAACAGATTGAGGAAGCTCGTGCCACTAGCAATGAGGCGCTGAATATAATCAGCAGCGTATCTCAGTGTGTCCATCAGATTAAGGACAAGCAGATGGATAACGCGATTCGCGCTAAGAGCTACACTCCTCGCAATGTGTTTCAGGATGAAATGAGTGACTGGCGTAAAGATTTGTATAGCAAGATTGGTGTGATTGCAAATACAAAAGGTTACACGAATAAAGAAACGCTTCACAAGATTTATGAATATTTAAATCGTAATTATGGTTTCGTTTTGGAAGATGCTCGTGCAAAGTATATTAAGAGAACGAATCGTAGTGGGAAAATCTCTACGATTGATATTATCGAAGAGGACTCCACTTGGAAATCCGTTATGGGGTCAGTTGTTGCAGATATGTATGCAGCATCTATTGAGCGTCTGCACCAGAATCAGAATGAACTTCGTCCTGCTTTGAAGACCATTGAAGCAATTCCTGAAGTAAATGTGAACGATGCTCCCGTGGTTGAGGTGGAAGCCAAGGAAGTTGTTAATGAGAAGCCTAAGAAACAGAGTGAGACAGCATTAAAACTGGTTCCGGTTGTTGAACCTCTGGCAAAGAAAATTGGAGACAATACAATTCATTATCACAAGACTTACCGTATGATTTATGACCAGATTGGTTATACAAAGATGGAAAGTATGTTGAAAGCATACAAACGTGCTCATGGCTGTATGCCTAAGCCGAAGACTAAGGTTTTCCTGGAAAGTGATAATGCTATGCGGATGTTTAAGAAGGCTGTGAAGCAGCTGATGAAAGAGCAGGAGAAGAAGTAAATGTATGTGATATCAAATGGTCATAACTACATTATGAAACGGAAGGGAGGTCGAATCTGTGCTACCTGTGATATCAATCTGGCATTGAAGTTTGAATCTAAGGGATTGGCAATTTGTGAAATCAACAAACTTCCAGCCGGATATAAGAACGGACACTATGCACCGAAGTCTATGGACGAGGCCACCATTGCTGGTAAGAGTCCGAATATAGCAGCTCCGGCTGATAAGCCGAATACATACGAATTTCAGATGGAAGATTCCGAATGGCTTGCAAAACTTAAAAAGGACTTGGTTATTACGGATAGGACTATGTGCAATCTGAATGAAATGTATTCAAAAGTGTATAGTGACCTGACTGCTGCAGGCGACGAGATTGATGATCTGGAACACGCTATTGAGTTCAAGACTGTAAACGCAGCGCAAGGTTATCAGCTTATGGCAGAACTTAAAAGGGCTCGCCGGAAGCGTAGGGAAGCTAAGGACGCAAAGTTTTTGCTTGAAATCATTATGAATGAAGAAGATAAGGGCTGGGTAGATGGTAGGTTGGAAACTGCTATTGAACAACTTGGCAATCGTAAGTTTACTCCGAAGATTCGTAACGATTTGTTTGAAAAGAACTGAGGTGCATAAAAATGAAGGTTTATGTTTTACATGACTGTTATGAAGAAACGGAATTCTATGCAGAGGCAAATGTAATTGAGGTTTCTTCTGACGAAAAGAAGCTATATGAATTGATGAAGCTGGTTTATATGGAATGCAAAGAGAGCCATCCAGATGCAAGTGAAGAGTCCTATATTGATAGTTTTAGCGCTCTAGTAACAGAAGAGAGTGAAGGCTATTATTACAAGCATCAGTGGATGATTGATGAATTTGAGGTATAAGGTATGATGGTGTATGGAGACATAACGTGTAATCGCTGTGGTGTCACATGGCATGGCCCCAAATGTGGCAGACTTTATTGTGATAAATGTCGTAAAATTATTAGAAACGAGGCATCTATTAGGTGCAAAAATAAAAAGAAGCATAAGCCAACATTTGTTGAGATTACAAGATTAGCTGATGCGGAAGGATTGTCATATGGGAAATATTGTTTGAAATACGGAATCTAAAAGGAGATATAGTATATGGGAGCATTAGCACAGGAAGAATATGAATCGAATTTTATAAGTATTGACGAATATTTAGATGAAGATGTCAATCAAGAAACAACTCAATATTCTAAAGGAAAAAATTACAACATCACTCGATATTCGGTGGCACGAAATGGTGAGGTTGAACCGATTCGTGACGTAAAAGACATTCAGGCTATTTCTGAATACTTCTATAATAAAAAGAAGTATAGAGATTGGTGCTTGTTTAATCTTGGTATTGCTACAGGATTTCGTGCGAGTGACCTTCTTCGATTTAGAGTTGAAGATGTATCGCACCTGGTTGAAGGAAAACTTGTTGTTAATGAAACAGTCAAGGTTCGCTTTAAGGAGAAAAAGACAGGAAAATATCGCGATGTTGTAATTGGGCAGAACACAATGCAGATTATAGCTGAATATATTCGGCTAACGAGGCCATCGTATCATTCGTGGCTTTTTCCATCTCAGAAAGGAAGTAGTAAAAATTCATTAAGAACGAATGGGGGTGTTTCTTCCTGGAAAGTTGGAGGGGGAAAATCAAATGCAGTGAAAGTTGTAAAATATGAAGCTGATCCAAAGAAGAAAGGTGACCCGATTGATGTTGATACGTTCGGACAGATTATGAGAAAAGCTCAGAAAGATTTAGGTCTTTCTTATAAACTTGGGACTCATAGTTGTCGAAAGACTTTTGGTTATCAATTCATGATGAACCATAAGGATGACCAGATGGCACTTGCGTGGTTGCAACATAGCCTGAATCACAGTAATCAGGCTATTACGCTTCACTACATTGGATTAAATGCAGACGTTGATAGAGAATATTATTCTAACATCGACTATGGCGTTGATTGTCATTGTTCAATTGTAGCAATGTGAGGTGTATGATGGCTGATACTTATATTAAAATCTGGGATACTTACGAGAGCTACTTTGAACCCCTTAGTGCTGCTGAGGTGGGGCGTCTGGTACTGGCGATGATGAAATATAAATCGTCTGGAACGGAGCCTGAACTCATCGGAAATGAGCGGTACGTGTGGCCTGCTATCAAGAGAGATTTGATTAAAGATGCCGAATACATCGAAGGTAAGCGCATTTCTGGAAAAGCTGGAGGTGAAAGCAAGCGTAAGCAAAACGAAGCAAACGCAAGCAAAACCAAGCTAGAAAAAGAAAAAGAGAAAGAAAAAGATAAGATATCGTCTTCGTCTTGTGATGAGACGACAACGACGAAACCTATCGAGGATGTTTTCCGAGAGAATATCGGGAAGCTTGGTGCTACTGGTCAAAAGGCTTTAGCAAAATATGTTGAGCGCATGGGTGACGAACTTGTGCTTGCTGTGATCGGTAAGTGTTCTGATCTCGGCGGTAGCACATGGGCTTATGTGCGAAAAGCTCTGGATGAAGCAGAATCTCTTGGTTGCAAGACTGCTGATGATTATCGCCGGGCTTGTCCGATAGGGAGTGGTCGTAACACAAGAGTGACTAGGGAGATGCCTAGCGGTGGTGATTGGCTGAAGAACGCGACGCATAGACGTCCGCTGATAAAGAAAGACGCTTAAAAATAATATTTTAGGAGGAGCTTATGGGTAATTGGTACAAAGTATCAGGTCAATACGATGACGGTTGTAAGGTGTATAAGAAAGACTATATCGTCTTTGCAGAGTCCAGATCTGATGCAGAACAAAAGATTTTTCACTTGAAATTGCCGTATGATTGTTCTTTTTTTTCTTGCTCGGTAACTCAGTTGATTAAAAATATTATTTATGAATTTTAATAAAAGAGTGATTTTAGGAGCGTGATTATGTGAATGAAGATATCGTTTTGCGAGACGATGAAGCAAAGCAGTTTGTGTATAATCTGCATCATCCCAATGTTGCTAAAATAGTGGAAGAGAATAGACGACGGGATAAGGCACTTGATGAAGTGAACTATCAGGAAACAGATGATGGTTTTACGTTTGACATTGATAAAAGTAAATTGGAGGTTTAAACTATGGGACTGTTACTTGGCTTGGGTTTGCTTGGAGCGGCATTTGGCATTGATGCAGCAAAGCAAGCACCGTTTGATAGAGCGTATCGTCATCTGGAAAATGAGTGGGGAACTTGTACATCGCAAGAGAGTAAGCGATGTGATGCTCTGAAATATGCCGTACAGAACGGTTTGTGCTTCGAGAATGAAAAAAAGCCTGTGATTGAGTGGCAGAAGCTGAGGGATCTTCAGTGGAAATATCAGGTGGCTGGTATTTCTTGGCCGAGAGAATCCGCGATTCGAGATGTGTGTCGTCTAGCAGCTCGTGACCGTGGTTTTGAATACAAAGGATATCTGCGAAACACATTGACGTTTGGTTATATCACTGATCCGAAAAATATTTGCAAACTTGGCATCGTAGATTGAGAGGAGATTTGAAAATGAATAACGTTCGTAGAAAAGCTATTAAGCAGACCATTGACCGTTTTGATTCCATCCGTAAGAAGCTGGACGAGCTTGTGTCTGAGGTAGAAAGTGTAAAATCCGATGTTGAGGATATCCAGTGGGAAGAAGAAGATTATCGTGACAATATACCTGAGAACCTGCAGGGTAGTGAGCGATATGATAAAGCAGATAATGCTTGCACGAATTTTTCTGATGCTGTAGATGCTCTGGATGATATGATTAGTGCTATGGGTGATGTGACTAGTGCTATGGGTGATGTGACTACCTCTCTGGAGGAAGCGATGGAATGATTGAGACTGCAAACCCATTGAGGAGAAACGCATGGGCTGTGTTCTTGTACAGAGGCAGACAAATTTATTCGTATCTTTTGCGTAATAGCAATCTTGGGGACAAGGAACGTATGGTAGAGTTGCTGGCACGAAGGTACATGACAGAGCCTGAGAATATTGTTGTAGATATTGAATTTAGAGATTGAGGTGATAGAGAATGACCGCGTTTGTAATGTTTGCTTTTAATGTGGTACTTATAATAGCAGCGAATAGTAATCCATTTGCATTTTGATTGAGAGGTGTGGATATGAGTATGTAGCAAGAAGAGTATAATTTGACTGATGAAGAACTTAAACAGTTGCTTTATGATATTCGACATCCGAGTATGGAAGCTGCTATACGTCTTGAAAAGATGTACAAAACATATTTATCGAATGTAGATGCTGAATATGATGGTGAATCAGAAGTGGTTGATTTTAAAGACTTGGATATTTGACTGGAGTTGCAAATATGAATATTCTGAATTTTAATGGAAATGAAAATCCAAAAGGTAGAGATGGTAACGTTGTTATCAAATTAAATTATCAAGAACTGTTTAAGCTGAATAATATTTTGTATCATGCTCAAAAAGGTGGTGAGATAAAGGACGCAGTAGACTTTGATATGCGAAGGAATTTCTACATGGCACTCAATTTGGTTCAATACGGAAGACTTGATCTAATTTCTCTTGAAGCTATGTTAAAGCTTTATGAAAACAATAAAACCTAAATTCTTTGGAGGGAAAACGAAATGATTATTACTATGTATCGAAGAAAATGGAAGTTCTCGGTGATGAGCGCAGAAGATGCAGAAGACTTTATCCGACGGCCACATTTTGAACGGATTCGGTTTATCTCAATCACTGAAGCTAATGGTCATCATATTGATTTTCATAAGTGTGAGGGTAATATTACTTTTCTACCGCTGAAGTTTGATGATTGCACTACTGATTTAGAAGGCACCTGTATCACTGATATTCAAGCTAAGAATATTGTGAATTTTGTTCTGGATAACCATGAAGAAGATAAGACGGATTGGTTCTGTGTGAATTGTGGTGCTGGCGTATCAAGATCCGCAGCCGTGTGCGCTGCTGTTATGAGAATTCTGTGTAATGATGATATGCCGGTATTTACAAACAGCTACTTCTGCCCGAATATGACGGTGTACAGAGAGGTGTTGAATGCTTGGATTAACCGTCTGTCTGATGAAAATGAAAGTGTTTCGACTGAGATATGGAATACTGTAAATAAAGATATGGTAGAGGAGTAAAACATGAAATACACAAAGCGTGAAATCATTAGCGCGTATCGGATTCTCACGAAGAATATTCAGCAAAATGATCTTGGCTGGCGTGGGAAAATGATTTTAAGTGATGTACTTGATGACTATTTTAGCCGTATTGAGGGTGAAAAAGTTGTCGTTGATCCGAAGTATGGAAGTTTTCGTTGTCCCAAATGCAATACCGTAATTACAAGTGAGTATGACCATTATTGCAGAGATTGTGGTCAGAAGTTTGATTGGAGAGGAACAAGATGAAAATTGATTTGACTCTTAATGAGGCACGAGTAATCCAAGACGCTCTTGATGCGACAAGCCTGTGCAGGTCTGGATGCTATATGGGTTATAAGAGTGGAGACAAGGATCTGTGCTTTAAACTTGACAAGAATGGTGATTGGTATTGTAAGCTAATGCGTGAAATTGATTCTATCAATGGTAAGATTGAAGATGCAATGGACGGAAAGTGATGATGAAAAGTAATGACGAGAAAATCAAAGTGTTACGCAAAGGTATTAGACAGTTAACGAATGAGCTTGATGAACAATGGAAAGGGCTAGAACACTTTTCTGGAGATTTGTATGAAATAAAACGTGCTGAATACATGACGAAATTAGAGACTATCAAAACTCTTGGCGGATTTTATTTTCGTTATGATAACGGCAAGCATACAGTTTCCATTATGGGGTTTGATGACTAATGATGTAAAGTATGCAAGAATTGATAAAATCCGGGTTCTTATGAAAATGTTGGAAATTACTTGACTATGATTGGTTGTGCTGTTAAACTTTGCATAACCACAGAATGCGCAAGCATGGAATGAGGTGGACTTATGAATTTACAAGGACTTGAAAATAAAAAATGGGACTTTAATAAACAAGAGGAACTAGCTATCTCTTGGCTATTAAAACATGGCTTTGAGGTGAAATTGAAAAAACAGTATACATCAAAGGATATTTATACGGTAACAAAAGATGGTATTTTAGATGAATTTATCTTTCCGAATAACCAGAAGAACATGAACGTTCGGGCTTTTATGGAAAGATATGAGAAAAATTTTGAAACAAAGAAAGAACTCATAAAATTAAGAGCAGAGGCATCGGCTAATGGTTTGATTAAAGAACGTAGTTGATGTGATAAAAGTTAAGTTTTAGGAGAGTTTCATATGATTGCTACAGAGTTAATTAAGATTCTGGAAAAGCTACCAAGTGATGTTTTTATCGAAACGGATAGCGGCTGGGAATGTGATGCAACAGAGGTGAATGCTGCTTATTATAGCAGTCAAAAAAATGTTTTGGTTTTAACATGGAAACCACAAGGAAACTATAAATATTACGAGGAATCTCCAAAATGGGAGTGCGTGTTCTGTGATGTAGACAGTCATTCTCCGGTAGTGCTGCATTCTGATTTTTGATAGAGGCTGAGTTCTAGGAGGGTTTTATATGCTGATATTTGAAAAGAATCTGTTTTATGACTGCACCAAAAAGGAGCTCGAAAAGATTTCAGAGGCCATCAAAGAAGACCAAAGCAATGGAGTGCTCACTTTTGGAATGGAGGCTATGAAAGTTCAGATTGAGCGAATCCGAGAACATTTCAGTGTTCCGGGGAAAGCATTTGATCGTGTATCTGCTTACAATCTTGCTAAAGAAGAATTATACGATGAAATTGCCGAACGATATTTTCAAATCTGATAAAAACTAGGATTTGGGAGGACTATATGCAAGTTGGAGATAGAGTTTACGCTGAAGATTGGTGCGAAGGCATTATCGATGAAATCGACGGAGATACTGCCATTGTTGAGTTTACTACTTTTTGCGGAGGTGGCAGGCTCTCATTTTTATTGAAAGAACTTCAGTTAATCGAGTCTGATAAAAACTAAGATTTAGAAGGAGATAATAATGGGCGTATTAGTAGACCGGGAAACGGCAAAGAAAGTCGAAAGAATCTTTGAACATCCAAACGAAATCTACTCTGTATATCTCAAATCGTCTGACGAAGCAGTCTGGCTCCAAGGAAAAGTTGAACTATACAAATATTTAAGAAGCTTGTAAAACCAAGTTCTACGGAGGAGATACATTATGAAAAAGTTCGTTGCTCTTTTTGAAGGTTGGAATGATAAACACGATCATGAATGTATGTGCTATGTTATTGATGTGGATGATGACTTTGAAAGCATTTTGAGTGTTGAAGAACAGGCAGAGAGGATGGCTCGAAATGAATATCCTCATCTGAAAAGTTTTGAGACGCTTTACATCAAAGAACTGCTTAACAGATAAAACTAATCTTTTAGGGAGACGATAATATGAAGAGAAGAGTTATAAAGGAAGTTAAATTTAGAGAGGTAAAGCGGTATATCGACAATAATCTTGGGCCAACTGAGTTCTTAGCTCTGTGTTATGACTTGTATGATTTTGAGCATGGAGTGAATAATAAGCCGAATGGTCCATTCAATAAGACTCTGGATGTTCTTGGAATGTGGGATGAAACAGATTCTGTGGCCGCAGCAATCATGGACTCTGCGCACAAGATGTTTGGAAAAATGGTGTTTATGCTGCTGGAAGACAATGTGACGGAATATCTGGATTATGATGCGGATTGTCTGCACCGTGATTGATAAAACCAATATTTTAGGAGTGATATTATGAAAACTTTTGATGTTTTAAAAGCTGGACAGACTATTGTGGCCGAAGACGGGGACACAATGAAAGTTATTGATTATGATTTTTATGGGACGGGGCAGAAAATCATGTGCTTCATGTCGAATCATTGTGTATATCCATCAACTGAGTTTAATGCAGGCGATTGGGAGATTGAAAGCTGAGAGGAGGTTTTATTTATCACTAATAAGTTGTTAATAAATCGTGAGCAAAGCGTTGCTATTGTATGTATAATGTGCTTGCTGGCAGGGAATCTAGTAGCGAAAACGTTACCAAATGTTGGAGCTGAAAGCGCGTATACATATTATAATGGTCAATTTACTTCAAATGTTGCACAAGCAACAAAAGAGGATGAGAATGACGAGCCTGTGATCTTCGTAAAGGAAATCGTTGAGACGCGAGTTGTGAATTTCAGCCAGGGTAAACATGAACTCACAGATGACGAGCGTGCTCTTGCTGAACAGATTGTTGCTTGTGAAGCAGGTGCTGACAGCCTGGAAGGCCAGATGGCCGTAGCTCAATGCCTTTATAATTCTGCCGTGCTTGATGGCTTAACCATCCAACAGGTCTTCAAGAAGTATGGGTACAGTACCTTATATAATAGGAAGGTGACGGCAGAGAACGAACTGGCCGTGTCTATGGTGTTTGATTATGGCGCTAAAATTTCAGACAAGCCAATCCAATGGTTTGTGACCCCGGCAGCTGCTCCTAGCAGTTGGCACGAGCAAGGGGCAACGTTCGCGGGTAAATTTGGCGCACATAGGTTCTATTATAATGCGAAGTTGGTTGTGGATGATGCCGAGTGAATGGTATCATCTAAAATTTTAAGCTCTTACAACAACAAAAAGATGTATAATATATTGACTAAAACAAAATGGTGTGTATAATATATCTTGAGAGTTGTTTATGTGAGCGGAAGGCGGTATTTCAATGAGTGAGAAAAAGGTTTTGGAAATTATACAGGTTGAAAACTTTTTGAAGTACATAAGAAAAAAGCGAGTGTGGGTCTGTTTTGTTTGCAATGGTGTGGATGTTCACATGATCTGCAAAAAGTTGGACGACATTGGTGTGGAAACACATGGGATTGTCAAAGGCATTGGATTTTTTGGAAACGAAAGTCATGTTGAGTTGCGGCAGGAGTGCCACGAAGTAAGGAGGGTTGAGTTTAGGCCGGGCGATAAAGAGAAAGCGTATGAGATGATCTTCGATAACACCAGCGTGTTCGTATCAGAGAATCCAGAGTTGTACGGGCACTAAAAATATTTTCAAAAACCTCTTGACTTCTGTAATAGTATCCTGTATAATATAGCTATGGAACGGAGCTACACTATTATAGAGGAGAAAGACTATGGACAACAATATTGACCCAAAGGTCGGAGAGGTTTGGTTGGTTGATCTATCCAATGCGACAGGTCATCAGCAGCGCGGTATTCGACCGTTCGTTGTGACAAGCAACAATAAGCGCAACTTCTTCAGTCCCACAATTAAAGGGAATCCGTTGTCTTCCAGAATATACAAGCGTTCTCCGGTTCATGTTCTACTCTCAAAGGAAGACTGTGATTTCCTAGATGTTGACAGTATCGTTCTCTGTGAAGAGACTGATACACTTAACAAAGGACAGTTCATTAAGAAACTTGGTGTCTTGTCGGAGCGTCAAATGAATATGATCGCAATGGCAAGATGCAAGGATGAACCGTTTTTGCTCGCAGCATTCCTGAGCGGCGTACAACATACTATGGATTTTCAGAATTTTGCCGCATTTGCTTGATTTTTTATAAGGTTTAATGGTACACTACATATAATAAGAAGGAGTGTGCCACTATGCTTACTGAAGAAAAAATCAAAGCTTTTGCCGAAAAGTATTCTGATAGAAGCGGTGAGTTTGTTATATCGACACTTAACCATGTCATGGATTACGAGTCCGAGTGCGGGTATGAGTTGTTTGACTTTACAAAAGATGATTTTGTAAAGATGTTTGCCAAATACAATTGGGTGAACTCAAGTCGGTCGTTCAGAAATGTAAAGTCAATAATCACTGGCTACATCAAGAGTGAAAACTGTACAAGCATGTACGACTTGGCTGAATTCTCAGAGGATGATGTGAGCTCAGACGACATGTACGAGGACAAGTATTTTGCGTCAGTTGATGAGTTTGTTGGTTTCTTAAACAAGTATGAAGAAGCGTATCAGATTCGGATGAATGTGATTGCTGTTTTGTACTGGATTGGACTCACCTCTGAGGAAGTTTCTAATTTAACAATTAACAATGTAGATTTTGAAGCTCGTACTGTTCTCGATAGGACTGATGTTGACATAAGGTTGATGGATATTATCAAACAGTGCTATGAGATGAAACAGTATGATGCCCCCAATATGGGAGGATACAGAACGTTTTATGTCATAAATGGTGATTACATCCTTCGAAAAACAGAGGATAGAACTGGTGCAAACAGTGATCCAAGAATATCTATAAACACAATTCACAGCTATTTTGTGCGGTTAAATGACATCCTCGAAAGAAGACCCCATTCAAAGACTTTGGATCGAAGACATCTGACTAGGAACGGCGAGTATGTCAAGGTTTATAACTACTGTAAAACTCATCCGGAATTTAATCTTGCAGAACTTAGTTTCGGAAATGGTAAAGATCCTCTTGCGGACATTATCGGAAGAAAGTGCAGCAAGGTTGCCTACATTAGTTTCCGGCAAGGATACAAGGGCTGGATCGAATACTTCCACAAAAATTAAAAACAGGGGGCTTCGGCCCCTTGATTTTAACATGGTAACTATATAACACAGGATACAGAAAATAGTATTTGAATGGAGAATGATAACAATGTCTGATTTCAAGAAATTTCGTGCACTGCTGCAGGACCACTTTAATGAGATGGTGAAGGTCGAGAATCCACTGTTTATCACCGATGCAGACGAGGATGAACTGTACAATCTGTATCTCGACAGTTTCCCGGCCGGCACGAATGAATTGTTCCGTAAGCGGCGCGAGTATGACTGTTCTTGCTGCCGCCGTTTCGTGAAGAATATCGGCAAGCTGGTAGCGTTTGATGCAAATCACAATCTAGTTTCTATTTGGGATTTTAATGCCAAGTCCGACAAGTATCAGCCAGTCGTTGATGCGCTGGCCGCTTACGTGAAGAGTCGCGCTATTGTGAATCCATATTTTGTCAGTCGCAATATGATCGGTTCTGGCAATATGTTTGGCACCGTGATGAACTATGAATATGATGAAAATCACAAGGATGTACATACTTGGGATCATTTCGCGGTCAATATTCCGCAGCGATTCATTACCAGCGGAGATGACGTGGCTACCAAGATGGCTCAGTGGCGTGATTCGGCAAATGTGTTCAAGCGCTCTCTGGAAGAGTTGACCATGGATGCTGTTGATACCGTTCTGGAGCTGATTGTGCAGAATAGCCTGTATCGCGGCAAGGAATTTGAAAATGCCGTCAAAGTATTTAAGACTAACAAGATTGAATACGACAATACTCCGGCTGAGAACAAGGCCGCTTATATTTGGCTGGCACCGGCGTGGGGCAATATGGGACAGCTTCGTATTCGTAACACTGCAATCGGCACTCTGCTGGTGAATTTGAGCGAAGGTATGGATGTGGATTCCGCTGTGACTGCTTTTGAAAAGGTGGTTGCTCCTGCGAACTATAAGCGTCCCAAGGCAATTTTCACTAAGAAGATGCTGGAAGATGCACAGAAGACAGTCACTGAGCTGGGCTATATGAATAGTCTGGGTCGCCGGTTTGCTACCCTGGATGATATCACTGCAAACAACATCTTGTTCTGCAACCGTGATGCTGCTCCTCGGGTGATGGGCGCTGTGAATCCGTTTGAGGCAATGGTAAAGTCTCTGGGTACCGACCCTAAGAAGTTCAGCCGCGCAGAAGAAATCGGCATCGAAAAGTTCGTAAAAGAAGTTCTGCCTACTGCGGCAGGTCTGGAACTGTTCATGGAAAATCGCTTCTCGAAGAACATGGTATCTTTGATTGCGCCGCAGGATAAGAGCGCGCCAAGCATGTTCAAGTGGCCCAATGGTTTCAGCTGGGCTTATACCGGTAATATGGCAGACAGCGATATTCGCGAAAATGTTAAGGCTGCTGGCGGTAAGGTGGATGGCGTACTGCGTTTCTCGATTCAGTGGAACGATGTGCCGGGTAAATGGGATGAAAACGATGAGGATGCTCATTGCATTGAACCCGATAAGAATCACATCTATTATGTCCGTAAGTGGAATTCTCGTACTGATGGCCGCCTGGATGTGGATATCACTCATCCTTCGCGGGATAAGGCTGCTGTCGAGAACATTACCTGGCCTGACATTAAGAAGATGAAGGAAGGCGAGTACAGCTTCTATGTGAACTGCTTTGCTAGTCGTGGCGGTAAAACCGGTTTCCGTGCCGAGATCGAGTTCGATGGCAACATCTACTCTTTCAACTACGATAAGCCGCTGCACGGTGGTCAGAATGTCGCCGTGGCAAAAGTCACACTGAAGGATGGTAAGTTCTCTATCAAGGAGCTGCTGCCCAGTTCTACCAGCACCCGCGAGATCTGGGGTGTGAATTCCAATCAGTTTGTACCGGTGTCCGTAGCAATGTATTCTCCGAACTACTGGGACGAGCAGAGTGGTAACGGTAATTGTCATTACTTCTTCATGCTCAAGGATTGTGTAAACCCTGAAAAGCCCAATGGATTCTACAATGAATTCCTGAAGGCGGAACTGCTACAGCATAAGCGAGTATTCGAGGCTCTTGGTTCTCAGATGGCAGTTCAGTCGGTAGATGACCAGCTGTCCGGCGTTGGGTTCTCTGAGACGAAACATGATTCCTTTGTTGTCAAGGTTCAGGGCGCTACTGAGCGGGTTATGAAAGTTGTTATTTAAGAGGAGAAATTATTATGGAAAAGAATCTGTTTGAAATTGCAACCCGTAATCGCTATCGCTTCAACTATAAGGGTATTATGACTGTTGAAGATCTGTGGGATCTGAGTGTCGAGGCACTAGATGCGATTTTTAAGACCCTGAATCGTCAGAAGAAGACCGCAGACGAAGACTCCTTGCTGGCTGTTAAGAGTGCCGAGGATACCGAACTGGCAAACAAGATTGAGCTGGTCAAGTATATCGTGTCTGTCAAGCTGGCTGAATCTGAGGCTCGTGTGGATGCAGCCGAGAAGAAGGCGCAGCGCGATAAGATTATGAAGATTGTGGCAAAGAAGAAGGACAAGGAGCTGGAAGATATGGACGTAGACCAGCTGATGAAGAAGCTGGAAGAGTTGAACTAAAATAGACATTTTATAAAGAATTGGAAATGAATAAATAACGATAATGCGTTAAGTAAAAGGGGAGAAAACAATGAGAACTTTGCTTCTTTTCCGTGGAGCACCCGGATGCGGGAAATCCACCTATATTAAAGAGCATGATCTGGAAAAGTATACGCTTAGTGCCGATACGATTCGCCTTATGTGTCAGGGTGGTCAGGAAACCCCAGCTGGCACAATGGAAATCTCTCCTCAGAACGATGATGTTGTCTGGGATATGCTCTTTAAACTGTTGGAGGTTCGGATGTCTCACGGTGAATTTACCGTGATTGATGCAACGAATTCCAAGACGGTCGAAATGAATCGTTATAAGAATCTTGCAAAACAGTATCGTTATCGGATGTATGTTATTAACATGACGGACCTTCCGATCGAGGAATGCAAACGAAGAAACGCTCAGAGAGAATGGCTGAAGCGAGTTCCTGAAGCGGCTATTGATAAGATGTACGCTCGGTTTGCTACTCAAAAAGTTCCTTCTGGCGTGACAGTTCTTCCTTCTACTACGGATGTGATGTCCGATTTGAACTACTGTCCGAATGACTTCAACCAGTGGAAGAAGATTCATGTCATCGGTGATGTTCATGGCTGTTATACTTGTTTAAGTGAATACCTTGGTGAGATGAAGGACGACGAACTTTATATCTTCGTTGGTGATTATCTCGATCGTGGCATTGAAAACGTTGAGGTATTCAAGTTCTTGTGTGATGTTGTAAATAACAACCGCAAGAATGTGATCCTTTTGGAAGGGAATCACGAGCGTTGGCTGAACAAGTGGGGGCATGATGAACCGGTTCAGAGTGAAGAGTTTGCAAACTACACTCGTCCGCAGCTCTTTAAAGCCGGTATTGACAAGAACACTGCTCGTAAGATCTATTCCAGAGTTGGCCAATGTGCCTACTTTGAGTATGATGGGAAGCAGTATTTCGTGAGCCACGGTGGTTTGAGTTATCTGCCTTATTTTCTTCCTTTTGTATCTGCTGACCAGATGATTAAAGGTGTAGGTCGCTATCCTGATATGCTAACCGTGGCTGAGTCTTGGGAAAAATCGATGCCGGATAGCTACATTCAGATCTTCGGTCATCGAAATGTGCAGGATGTTCCTATTGATATGGGGCATCGGTGTTACAACCTCGAAGGAAAAATCGAGTTTGGTGGATATCTCCGTTGCGTGGAACTTGAACACGGTCAGTCAATCAAATGTGTAGAAACAAAGAACGATGTGTTCCGAAAAGAGGAGCCAAAGACTGAAACTGCCGTTGAAATGAAAACTGAGTTCGATAACGCAGAACTTGTCAGTAAGATGCGTCAAAGCAAATATGTGTTTGAGAAGCGATTCGGAGATATTTCTTCTTTCAACTTCTCTCGTGAAGCATTTTATAAGAAGCACTGGGATGAGGTTTCTACCAAAGCAAGGGGATTGTTCATTAACACAAAGACGAATAAGATTGTAGCTCGAAGCTATGATAAGTTCTTTGCGGTCGATGAGCGGAATGAAACGAGAATTGGAAACCTACAGAACACTTTGAAGTTCCCGGTGACTGCATATCTGAAGGAAAACGGATTTCTTGGCATTGTCTCGTATGATGCAGAACAGGATGGTCTGTTCATTGCAAGTAAATCCACTCCTGAAGGGCCTTTTGCAGATATGTTCCGAAAGATTCTCATGGATACGACTTCTGATGAAGACCGTAAGAATCTGAAGGAAGTTGCAAAAGAGAATCTTTCAGTCATTTTTGAAGTGATTGATCCTGTAAATGACCCGCATATCATCGAATACAAGACACCACATATTGTTTTGCTGGATATTATTGCGAATGATATGAACTTCAGTGTGATGGATTACGATGATCTGAAGCGTGTTGCTGAAAAGTGTCATTTGCAGATTAAGGAGAAGGTTAAGATCTTTGAGAGCTGGAGTGAATTCTACCCTTGGTATGAAGAAGTCATGAATGAGAATTATCTGTACAATGGCATCGAGCATATTGAAGGCTTTGTTTTGAGAGATAACAACAATTTTATGTTTAAGCTGAAGCTTCCTTATTATAAGCACTGGAAGTTCTTGCGTGGCGTTATGCAGAGCGTTCAGAAGCGTGGCTATTATGAAAATACCGCAAAGTTGTTTACTGCTGAGGATAACCTGTTCTATGGTTGGATACGTGAGCAACGAGAGAAAGACCAGGAATCTTTTTGCAAGAAGGGTATTATTCAGTTACGGAATGAATTCTATGAGAATCGGCACGAATAACTAAGATATTTTCTTCCTCCGAAAATGCCCTGTGTGTGGCTGACAGCCGGGAAAGACCGGCGATATAAGCCCAAATGATGGAATGTAGGCAGACATGGAGTTCTCAAACAACTCTGCGAAAGCGTATGGGTTCGAATCCCATTTTGGGCATATAAGCCACCGTGGTGAAATTGGCAGGCACGAGGGACTTAAAATCCCTTTCTGGCAACAGAGTACGGGTTCAAATCCCGTCGGTGGCATTTATATCCGGGTGTAGCTCAGTTGGAAGAGCGCGTGCTTTGGGAGCATGAGGCCGCAGGATCATGACCTGTCACTCGGACCAGCCCGAAAGGGCATGTAGAATTTTTCATTCACATTATTCCCAACTCTCTGGAAACAGAGCAGTGTGGCATAGCAAGCTGGGTAGATTACGAGGATTAGCCAAGCGGATAAGGCAGTGGAATTTGACTCCACGACCGCAGGTTCGATTCCTGCACCCTCGATTTATATGCGGGTATGGTGTAACTGGCAGCCACGCGGATTTTAGGTGTCCGTGCCGAAAGGCGTGAGGGATCGTGCCCCTCTACCCGTACCACGATCATAGAATGGTTGTGTACCGTTTGTTGATCTCCTTTGGCCACTATTATTCCCAGCTCGCTCGTAAGAGTGCAGTAGTGCTTTGTAAGCTGGGTGATTGTGCAGTTATTGTGTAGTTGGTAAGCACGCTTGCTGATGAAGTAAGAGGATGAGTTCAAAACTCATTGACTGCAAAATATGGAATCAGTTGTTCTAGCTCGTTCGTGGATTGGCCGTACATTGGCGACCGGAAAGACGTCATACCGGTAAAGGACGTCAAGCCAGACAAGAAGAGAAATAAGGTGTAAGCCGACTAGCTATCGGATAAATACTCTTCGGTTCGCCAGAAAACTAGAATGTAAAACGAATGGTTGGCTGTTTCTGATTTCATTTATATGCGACTGTAGTTCAATTGGCAGAGCGTCAGATTTCCAATCTGAATGTTGCGGGATCGTGCCCCGTCAGTCGCTCCACACGCAGCCCCTTACGCTGCACCGGTTGCTCAGAGCCGAAAGAAACCTATATGTTACGACATGGTTGCCAAGAGTGATCATATTGGAACGCGACGTAGCTTGGATAGTGAGAATTAAATTCTGAGGTATACTGCTGGATAGCTTAATGGTAAAAGCGCTCGGAAACGCCGAGAGATAAGGTTCGATTCCTTCGCTGGCATCACGCCGATGAAAGTCGGCGTTTGCATGGGATAGTAGCTCAGTTGGTCAGAGCTGGCGGCTCATAACCGCTTGGTCGCGAGTTCAAATCTTGCCTGTCCCACCAGCCCGATAGGGCATACATAAAATCTGCTAGAACTTTTGTTTTATAAGCGAATTTATAATATGACGTTAATACGTCTATTATTTTTCGCTCATTTTTAAAGTTTTAGCTATATAATACAGGATACTAAAAGGAGGAATGTGTAATCTTACGAGTTTTAATTGCCTGTGAAGAATCACAGGAAGTTTGTAAAGCATTTCGATTGCTTGGTCATGAAGCGTATTCTTGCGATATTCAACCTCCGTCCGGTGGTCACCCAGAGTGGCATATTTTGGGTAACGCACTGGCAGCTCTACAGGGTGGGCAGATAGTCACAATGGACGGCACACAACACTATGTTAAGCAGTGGGATCTATTGATTGCACATCCTCCGTGTACATATTTATCAAACGCTGGCGCACGATGGTTATGGGCTGGACACAAATTGAATCAAGAACGGTATCAACGAGGATTGGAAGCTAAGGAATTTTTTATGGCGTTTTATAACGCACCGATCAAACACATTTGTGTTGAAAATCCAATTCCGAGTGCTGTTTATGAAATGCCAAAACCATCGCAGATGATTCAGCCATATGAATTTTATGGTAAGGACCACCCATGGACAAAGAAGACCTGTTTATGGCTGAAAGGTCTTCCTAATCTGGTTCCGGTTGAAGCGGTTGAACCGAAGGGTCCGTATTGTCCTTGTGGAACTTCGGCCAATAAAGGCAATGTAAGAAATCGTGGCGCAGCCAAACGTGGTGAGGATGCGAAAAATAGAGCCAAGACTTTTCATGGCGTTGCTCGTGCCTTTGCAGAACAGTTCTCGGCTTACATCGAAAGTGAGGGCGAAAATGCCAGAAAATAAGGGTTATCTTACGGCAGACCGTTCATCTAATGGAGATGAGCGATACACGCCACGGTACGCAGTAACTCCGTTGCTTGAGTTCATCCCCCCATCGAGCCAAGTAGTGATTTGGTGTCCATTTGATAAGGATTGGTCTGAATTCGCAAAAGTATTTCGAGAAGCGGGATATCAAGTAGAGTGCAGCCACATTGATAATGGGCAAGATTTCTTTACATATGAACCTGAGTGCTGGGACATTATGATTTCAAATCCGCCGTTTAGTAAGAAAGATAGGGTGCTCCGCAGAGCGTATGAGCTTGGAAAACCATTTGCTTTATTACTTCCGGCAAACAGTATCCAAGGCAAGACGAGATTTGAAATCTTCAATAACGATGTTCAAATGCTCTGCTTTGACTCAAGAATCGGATTTATGGATGACAAGCATAAGGACAAGCCCGTCGAGGGAGTGTCATTTGGCAGTGCGTATTTCTGCCGAGACTTCTTACCAAGCAAGTTGGAGTTACGAAAACTTATAAAAGGCTAATTCAAATAAGAGGTGACCTGATGAACAGCAAAATCTCAATCAATGCAACCATTGACCACGGTTCTTTGAGCCTTCCGGCTGGCCCTATTTTCCAGAAGGAAAAGAATACATATCTTTGTCCGTTTTGTGTGACGAAGTTGGAAAAGTTCGAGTGTGAGTGTTCTGATTGCCATCGTAAGATGGATTGGAGCAGGTTTACTGAAAAGAAGGAGGAGATGTTTAGTTGAATATAGATTTCTTCCAACGGCGCAAGACACAGCTTGAGGATACGCTTCTTTTGAAAAATCAAGCGGTCGATATGCTTGATTATCTAAAGACGCATCGCATCAACAACGACCAGTATTGTGCCATTCGAGATTACATTGAAGAAGCTGCGAAGATTCTGGAGAGTGACCTCGAATACGCAAACAACAAGTGCAGTCCGCATTCAGACCTAAGTATGGTCGGAACAGTAGACTGACTCGTGCTCAATCTAAGATGTTCTGTGATAGAGAATATTAAAAATGGGGTGATGCCGATATGGTGATAAGTAAACATGTTTGTAACTGGTGTGGTAAGGAATATTCCAAGAATCCTTGTGGAGATACAATCTCTATGTATCACGAATTTGGTTATGAAAGCCCGACATGGGATGGTGCGAAGCTACAGTTCTCTTTGTGTCAGGAGTGCTCAGATAAGTTTGCAGGAGTGCTCCGAGCGATGTTTACATACGATCCTATTGAAGATTCTCAGTGTTAACGACCCGGAGGGTTGTTAAATATAAGCCATCAATAAGCCAGACGGAGGACAATACATAGAATGAATAGTGCATGAATTGATTTAAGACAGCAGAAAGAAACATAAGTGATTATCAATGAAACAAAATTACATAAAGGAGACTTGATATGGCAGATAGAATTTTTAATCTTCCTCAGACCCGTGGCTCTTTTGAGATGGCTGGTAAGGTCACCGGCACTCAGCGTAGCAACTTCTATAATGAGAAGGAGACAAAGAGTGGTGCTATGCGTCGTGTCCTGAGCTTTGGCGTTCAGACTTCTAACGAAAACACTTTTTATATTGATCTGGCTGGTATGCCTCGCGACAAGGTTTACTTCTTCCGCCGTGCCGATAAGGACAAGAAGGAAGTCGCTTGGAAGGATCGTCTGACTTATGTTGCACCGGAAGGCTATGACATGATTGGCGTTAAGGTTGGTGTTACCAAAAAGACGAATGAGTCCGGTAAGCTTGTCAACGATAACAAGACTCTGACCGACTTCGATGCAACCAAGGAGATTTCTGAGAACCTGCATGACGGCGATAACGTGTATGTTCGTGGTAACATCGAGTACAGCACTTACAATGGTAAGCACCAGATTCGCTTTGTTCCTACTCAGGTGTCGCTGAGTTCTAAGGAAATCGACTTCGACGCAGAGGGTTTTGAGGAACTGGCTCTGTTCACTCAGACCATTGTGTACACTGGTTGCCGCAAGAGCGATGAGGATGATGAAGTAGTTGTTGATGCCAAGATTGTGAACTACAACACCATCGAAGATGCCGAGTTCTTTATTGACTATAAGGCAAACGCTCAGAATAAGGTTCTGGCAGACTCTATTCGTAAGCGTCTGAAGCCTTATACCAGTTTTGAGTGCTTTGGCCCTATCGTTAATCAGCAGAAGGTTGAGGAAGTTGAGACCGAGAATATCTGGGGTGGTCCCAACAAGATGAAGCGCCAGAGCACTCCGGCGGTTCGCAAGCTGTATATTGAGGGTGTTAACCCTGATTCCTTTGATCCGAACCCAGGCGAGAAGGATGCGGAGCCCACTTACACTGAGGACAATATCTCCGAGGCACGGGCAAAGATTGCTGCCAATGCTCAGGCAAAGAAGGACTTCGATGGCAAGGCTGCTGAGAATGATACCTCTTGGTGGGGTGGTTCTAATAAGTCTACTGTAACTTCTGAAGATGAGGAAGATATCAACTGGGGCTAAAATTTTTTAGTCTTAGATGTGTAATACAGGATACCAATAAAAGAAAAGATTTAGAGAGGAATTTACATATATGGCTATGATTCGTAAGGCATCTGCTGTTCGTAAGAAGCTTCATATGCTGATTTATGGTGAACAGGGAACTGGTAAGTCTCGTACTGCTATGCAGCTGTGCTATCTGAAGAATGCAGACGGTAAGCCGTTCCGTGTTCTGTATTTGGATACCGAGAATGGTTCTATTGATAATTACACTGAGGAGCTAGAAACCAATGGCGTAAATCCTGATAATCTGCTGATTGTTTATACCCAGTCTCTGGCAGAAGTTCAGGATTACATTAAGATGGTTACTAACGATGAGGATATTGAAGATGAGAATGGTGATGTCTATCTGGATGCAGATGGAGAGCCGTTCCGTGCAGACGCTCTGGTTGTTGACTCCGCTTCCATCCTCAAGATGACTGCCACTCAGGGGCTCACCGCCTTCTCGCAGAAGCGTGCTAAGGTTAAGGCTGCATCTCAGGGTTTAACCGGTGATGAAAAGGCAGTTAAGATTGAGGGTGCTGGCATGGAGCTCAAGGATTTTAATACCCTGAACTTCAAGGGTCAGTCTCTGATTTTGGATCTGAATGCATCTGGTGTGAACTATATCGTTATCTGCCGTGAGAAGGATGAGAAACATACCAAGGTTGTGAATGGTTCTATTGTAAGTGAGCCGACTGGTCGTAAGATTCCTGATGGTTTTGCTGGTCAGGAGTACAACGTTGATACTGAGTTCCGTCTGTATTTCCAGGATGGTCAGCAGCTCGCTTTCTTCGATAAGGATCGTACTGGTATGCATAAGGGTGGTGAGGTCGTTGAGGATTTGACCCTGCTTGAGTATCAGGACATTATCTCTAGTAGCGCAAAGAATCGGGAGAACGTCATCAAGAACGGCCTAAACGATGCCGTTAAGACTGAGGTTAAGCTGAGTATGCGTGACCTTGGTATCGAAAACGATGAGCCGGATGATGTTCCGGCAGATAAGAGTTCCGAATCCAAGGAGCCCTCTCTGGACGACATCAAGGCAAAGCTGAATGACCTGATTGCTTCCGCTTCTCCTATGAAGAAGAGCGCCGCGCAGAAGGCTGTTAAGGCGGCTGGCCTGTCTACCGCATTCCGTTCCATGACTGATGTTGAGGAACTGAAGAAGGTCGCCGCAATCATGGAGAAGGAACTGGCTTAATGGAACTTACCCGTAAATGTATGATTTGCGGGAAGAATATTTTCATCGGGCGAGACCGTAGCACGTTTTTCTACGACAAGACTGGTTTTTACCATAAGGATTGTTTTGTAGAAAAAAAGAAAAATCAAAAACGCTCTTGGACAGATGACCTGCTAAGGGCATTTTTTGACAAAGTGAAAGACACTACGGACAAAAAGGTCGATGATCTTCTTTCCAAAAAGAGAGAGCAAGACCACAATCGTGAGCTTGCACGTATCAAGCAGGAAGAGAAAAAAATTCTTTTCGACCATATTCGAGATATATACGCCCCGGCGGTTGTTCCGGGTAGCTTCTACTCGAAACTTACGCAGTTGATCTCCGGCAATTATTACAAATATAGAGGTTCTATTCCTCCGCTAGAACTTTACGATATGTGGGTTCTAGCGAAGCCCCGACTAGATAAGATAATTGCCGAGAAAGAAGCAAAGGGTTGTGATATGAGTCAGAGATGGAATTACGACTTGGCTGTTTTGTTATCTCAATATCCTAGTTATCTCGAACGGAAAGAAAGACTAGCTTCGATTCGCAGTGAAAGCGAAGACAAAACGAAGGAAAATCTGACTGAAACGGTACTGAAACGGATGAGAACAGCACCGAAACAGAGTAAAAACGAGAATGAAATTGATATAAATGCAATTCTCGATGAGATATAAAAGAGGGAGGTGGATGAGTGGAACTCATTTCAAATATCCCGAACGAAATTCTATTTGTCGGCGCAATTTACAAGCATCCTGATTATTTGGTCGAGTATGGGCATTATGTCAAGAGCAAGTACGATTTTGCCGATGAGGCAACAAAATTTTTCTACGATGCAGCGTTGATTATTTATGAAACTCGAACTCAAGAATTTAATAAAACGTCTGTTTTAACGTTTATGGCTGAAGACGAGTCCAGATTGTCACAATACAAGCGGCTGAAGGGCTGGTCAACCATTGAATACTACATGAGCCTTGCGAATGACGATGATATCAAGGGATACTTCAATATCCTGAAGAAATATTCGCTACTTCGTGAGTATCAGAGAAACGGTTTTAACATTGAAGGAATCTTGAAGCATCGACAGTTTGAAATGTTTGGCGCTCAGGACATTTACAAATTGATTCGTGGCAAGGCTGACAAGATCAATACGGTTATCATCACAAACGATGATGCTGAGATTTTGAATAATGGTCTGCTGCCAATGGTCAATGAACGTCTGAGCGTTCCTGATATGGGCTTGCCGTTCCAGTATCCTATCATGAATGATTTGTTCCGAGGATTGAAGCTGGGCACTGTGATGTTCAATGGTATGCCATCTAACGCTGGTAAGACTAGATACATGATGGCGATTGTTGCATACGTCACATTGGTTCAAAAGCAGAAAGCTCTTCTGCTTTTGAATGAGATGGATCTTGAGTCAGTCAGGTATTGCTTACTGGTCACCGCTATCAATAATCCCGAATTCCAAGAGTTACATGGTCATCGTTTCCATAAGGATGAGCGAGAGATCACTCTTGGAATGTACCGGGATGCAAATGGAAACTTCATCTTCCGAAAGCAAAACGAAGACGGGGAATACATAGAAAGCATTGATGAGTTCACCGCTCGTGTCTACGAGGAAAGCGAGGAGTATCGCAATGTACTTGATGTCTGCCAGTGGATCGAGAGCGAATCACAAGGCTTGATTATCGCAAAGGATGTCTCTGCTGATTATAGTGACAAGTCCCTACGATTTGAAATCCAGAAGGCAGCTCTTACCCAGGGTGTTAAGTATGTGTTCTACGATACTCTAAAGAACGATATTGCTTCGATTGGTGAATGGGCAGCGTTCAAGGTCACAGCCACCGAACTTGAAGAGATTGCGAAAAATCTAAAAATTTTTATCTACGGTAGCATCCAGTTGGCTGAAAATGCTCATGAATATCTTCCTGATGAGCTGAATTCAAACAACATTGCTGAGTCAAAGATGATTAAGCACGTTGCTTGGACTATGGTTCTATTCAAGGAGATTCCAAAGGATAAGTTTGCGAAGTATCAGTATATCTCCCATGACCCAGAATGGGGCGGTGATTGCGCTCATCGGCTAAATCCAGATAAACGGTATTATGTTGGAAACATCGATAAAAACCGTTTTGGTGAGAAAAAGAAAATCATGTTTGAAGTGAATTTGAACCAGAATGTCTGGAAAGAGGTCGGTGTCTGCACCAGAAAGTAAGGAACTACAATGGTAAATATCGCAGATCTGAAAAATTACATTCTTGAAGAACAGCAGATTGAGCCGATCCTAGAGGAGCTTGGTTGTCATCATATTAGTCACAAAGCTGGGTATTACCAGTGTGCGAATCCAGATGGTGACAATAGAACGGCACTCTGTATTTACGAGAATGAAAATCTTACTGCGGTAGATTACACACGAGACATTGCCAATGGAAAGACCAGCTATGATTTGATTTCTGTCGTCCAGTTTTTTCTGGAACTGTCTTTCCCAAAAGCTATTAAGCAAATCTGCGAATGGGTTGGACTTGACTACTATCACAACTTTGAGGAAGATCTTCCTAAAAGTATGTTGATTCTAAAAGAGCTCATCGCCATGCAAAATGAAGGTGAAGAACACGAGGATGACCGTCCGATAGTCCCCATCTCTGAAGCCATCCTCGGTTATTACAAACCTTATGTGAACCAGATTTTTGCTGACGATGGGATATCTTATGAGACGCAGCAGGAGTTTGAAATTGGTTTTGATGAACTGACAAATAGAATCACGATTCCAATCAGAGATGAAATTGGTACTCTGGTTGGTGTAAAGGGAAGATACTTTGGCAAGCCGCCTGAAGGCGAGATGAAATACAAGTATATTGAGCCGTGTGCCAGAAACCGTATTCTGTATGGCTTGTACAAAACAGAGCCTTATATTAAGAATAAAGGTCTGGTATATGTTGGTGAGGCTGAAAAGTCTGTCATGCAGATGTGGAACATGGATGTTTATAACTGCGTGGCGACTGGTGGTAAGAAGGTTTCACAGAATCAAATTGAAATTTTGACACGTCTTTGTGTTGATGTTTGTTTTGTCTTTGATAAAGATGTGCAGCTTAGTGAGCTTATGGTTCTTGCCAATCGATTTGTCGATGGCGTAAGTGTGTATGCTGTAGTAGATGATAAAGGGATTCTGGATGAAAAGGAAGCCCCAACTGACAATCCTGAAAAATTTAAGACATTGATTGAGAACTGCGTTAGGAGAATTAAATGAATGTAAAACTCTGGAAGGGAAGTAGGAATGACCTATCAGACCCAGTTGGAACGATTATGGAGAATAGAGGAGTCAAGGATTATAAGAGCTACATGAATCTGGATGATTCTTGCTTGAATTCTCCGTGGGAACTGGACAACATGGAAGATGCTGTCAGGCTGTTGAACAAACATATCTGGAATAAGTCTATTATCTCTATCCTTGTAGACTGCGATGTGGATGGATTCACAAGTGCTTCAATGATGTTTCAGTATTTGAAGACGATTGGTTATTTTGGAAAAATCAATGTTCTACATCATAGTGGAAAGGAGCATGGACTCTCTAAAGAAATTGAGGTTCTATCTGAAACTACCTTGCTGATTATTCCTGACGCTGGCAGCAACGATGTTGAGCAGTGTAAGGAACTTCGTGATAAGGGCATCGATATTCTGATTCTTGACCATCATATCTGTGATAGAGAAAATCCTTACGCAGTAATCGTCAACAACCAGAACGGTACATATCCTAATAAGGAATTGTCTGGTGCTGGTGTGGTGTATAAGTTCCTTCAGGCTGTTGATGAATATAATTGGACTGATGTTGCAGACAGGTATCTTGATCTGGTGGCTGTTGGAAACATCGGTGATGTCATGGATATGCACTCGCATGAGACAAAGCGCCTTTGCACGAAAGGTCTGGCACGAATTGTAAATCCGATGATTTGTGCTTTGATTGAGGCGAATAGTTTCAACATCAAGGGTGACCCGACTATCAATGATGTTCAGTTCTACATTGTTCCGATGATGAACGCACTGATTCGTGTTGGTTCGTCTGAACAAAAGAAGCGGATGTTCCGTGCAATGGTCGGTGAAGAACAGACTTTCCAGTACACTCCGACTCGTGGTAAGAATGCTGGTGTCACGATTGATGAAACTCTGGCGCAGCATGTGGCTCGTGAGTGTTCCTCTTGCAAGTATCAACAGAATAAAATCAAGGACAAGGCTGTTGGAGAGCTTCAGAAGTTAATTGAAAAGCATGGTGCAGACCAGAATAAAATCCTTTTCTGCAACTCTACTGGTATTCTTGATAACACTCTAACTGGTGTTGTGGCAATCAAGCTTGCTGAAATGTATGCAAAACCGTGTGTGCTACTTCGCACCTTTGCTGATGAACCGGACTATTATGGTGGTTCAATGAGAAATCCTGACGGTTCTCCGATTGAAAGCCTAAAGGAATTCTTAATGAGTACCGGAGATTTTGAGTCGGTTCTTGGTCACGATAATGCAGCCGGTGTGAAAATCAAGAAAGGAAACGTGCCAAAGGCTATTGCGGATTGTAACGAGCTACTTAAAGATGTCACGATGAGTAAGGCAATCGTGGTTGACTTTGATTTTGACTATAGTAGGCTGACCGTTGCATTGCCGAAGACCATGTACGAGATGCATAAAATCTGGGCACAGGGAATCTCTGAGCCGTATTTTTACATTAAAAACATTCCGCTGATTCATAGTGGATGTGCTCCGATGGGCAAAAACGGTAATATGTGGAAGTATTCTGATGAAGAAAAAGGCATCGATTTTGTGTGCTTTGCGGATAATGACCGGATGCTTGGTTGGATCAATAATGACTTCTATGGTGGTCAGGAAGAGAAATACGTCAATGCGGTATGCCGGTTGTCTTTGAATCAGTATGGAAATAAGGTGACTCCGCAAGCACAGATTATTGATTTTGAGGTGATTTGATATGGGAAATTTGAAACGTGCTATCGCCATCGACTTTGATGGCACTCTCTGTGAGAATAATTATCCTGATATCGGTGAACCAAACTGGAATGTAATTTATGAAGCAATTCAGGAACAGAAGCATGGTGCGGGTTTGATTCTATGGACTTGCCGGGAAGGAAAGCTCCTGTATGACGCAATGGAAGCTTGCTTCGATTGGGGTCTTCAGTTCGATGCCATCAATGATAGCCTGCCAGAGTGGAAAGAACATTTTGGCACTTCTCCTCGCAAAATTGGTGCAGACGAGTATTGGGACGATAAGGCTAAGGTTGTAAAAAATGGAGAGTTGGTTGATAATGACTACTGTTGGACAACTTGAAACAGCGATCCGTGATTTTATTGAAGAATGCAAAAAACAAAGTGATTCTGGGTGGCCGTGTTTACAGTGTCCCTATGAACATTTTTGCGACAGATTGAGGTTCCCGTTTGATATTCTTCCAAGCGAATGGGTGATTGACGATGCTAACTCCTGAACAGTTTGAGGCAGACATTAAAGAATTTATCGCAGAATGCCAAGGCCATCCAGTGATAGATTTGTCAAAAGATGATCCGTGCGAAGGGTGTCGCTTTGAGGATTTTTGCGATAGATTCTATACGGGTGATGGTAGCACATGGCATTGGCGAGTTTATGAGAGTGGTGAATGAATGGTTTACATTACAGGCGATATTCATGGCGACTTTAATCGTCTCTTAAAGATAAATAAATTTTGCATTAAACATAGGCTTGGAAAGAATGACTGGATCATCTGTCTTGGTGATGTTGGTCTAAACTATTATGGTAAGGATAACATCAACGAATGGAGAGTTAAGACCATTGCTGCGGACATCCCTGCGAATTTATTCTGTATTCATGGAAATCACGAACGCCGCCCGTCTCGTGAGGATGGCTATAAGACAAAGGAAATCAGTGGAGATATTTGCGGCAAAGTGTGGCATGACCCACATTATCCCAATCAGTATTTTGCTATTGATGGCGGAGTTTACCAGATTCTTGCTGATAGGGAAATTCTGAACTGTCTTGTTTGCGGCGGAGCCTATTCTGTAGATAAATATTATCGGTTGAAATGTGGATGGAACTGGTGGCCGGACGAACAGCCTAATGAGAAGACTAAGAAAAAGATCTGGAATATTACACACGATCCTCAAATCGATGATATTGATGTTATGCTCACGCATACCTGTCCATTCCGGTTCATTCCAACTGAATTGTTTATCGGTGGTATTGATCAAAGCACAGTAGACCAGTCAACTGAAGTATTCTTTGATAATATATACGAATGCTATCCTAACGATTGTAAACCATTCTGGTACTTCGGCCATTTTCATGGGAATAAATACACTAATGACTATGTGATGCTTTTCGACGATATTATTAAGTTTGGAGATAAGGTGAAGAGTGATGAGTGAATATCATGTGAGCTGTGGTATGTTTGGTATTTACGCAGGAACTGTTAAAAAGAATGGAACCGAATGGAAGGATAAAACTCGTGTCACGGATGAAGCTATTGAAGCAGTTCGTGATTGGCTTCTTTCTGAAGCTCAGTTCAACAATAGAACTTTTGGTGGATACACATGGACAACAAAGGACGGTAAGACTGTAACTTTGAGAGTGTCCATCGAAGATAAGGAGCAGGCAGAATGATCAAAGATAAAAATTTACGAGTGCTTGATTATATTGATGGCAAAGAAATCCTCATTCAGATGGGTGAGGAAGGTTCTGAACTGTCAAAAGCTGCGATAAAGTTTTATCGTTCAATTGACATGAAGAACCCGACACCTGTAAGTATCAATGAAGCTTACGAAAATCTCGTAGAAGAATTCGGGGATGTACTGAACTGTATCTACGCATACTATGATGATGACAAAGATTGCATCTTGGCGTTTACATCGAAAGCGAATGAGATTGCTAACGAGAAGCGCAAGCGCTGGATTAAGCGTCTGAAGGAACGCGACCAGTTTTAATGGTGGAAGGAGAATAGATGCCAGATAATTTTGTGAATCTTCATGTACATACAGCGCAGGGTTCGTTACTTGACTCTATTCTTACAGTCAAGGAACTTGTAAACTTTGCTAAAGAGAATGGTCAGAAGGCTATTGCTGTTACAGACCATGGTAAGATGCACTCTTTTGTTGACCAAGTTAAGGTTTGTAAAGCAGAAGGTATTAAGCCTATCATCGGCTGTGAAGTCTATGAAGTAGATAATCAGGCAGAGAAAGCCGACACAAAAGACTATAAACAACCTCGTTACCATCTTGTTTTACTAGCGAAGAACGAGACCGGTTTAAAAAATCTATTTAAGATTGTTTCAAATGCTTGTGTTGATGGCATGTATAAAAAGCCTCGAACTTCTTTGAACATCATTGAACAGAACGAGTGGGGTAAAGGTATCATCTGTCTTACAGCCTGCCAAGTTGGTCGAATGAGTAGATTACTTGTTGATGGCAACGAGACTGAAGCATGGCAGTTATGGAACAAACTGAAATGGATCTTTGATGACGTGTTTATGGAAGTTCAGTCTCATGATACGCCAGATCAGGCTGAAGCTAATGCAAAAATTGCAGCTTTTATCAAAAAGTACAATCTTCCGTATGCCATTACAACCGATGCTCATATGCTTTCCAAGGAAGATGTTGATGCACATTCAGTTTTTGTAGAAATTGGAGAAGGACGAGAAGTTGGAGAAAGTTATGTTGACTGCTATCTTCAGACCGAAGATGATGTGCTGAGAACACTTTCAAAGCAGTTTGATGAAGACTTCATCCGAGAAGGCTGCTCAATGTCTGTGAAGATTGCAGATATGGTTGACGATATTGATATTGGTCTTGGTCAGCCAAACCAGATGCCCGAAGTGAAAATTGAAGGTGAATTTGATTCGCATCTGGATTACCTGCGTTACCTCGTTTATTCTACTTTTGATGAAAAATTCGGATGGATGAGTAAAGAAGAACAGCAAACCCGGCGGGACAGAATTGAGATGGAGCTTGACGTTCTTGAATACGTTGACTACATCGATTACTTCATTATGCTATATATGCTTTGCAAGGTGGCTGATGAACGAGGTATCCCTCGCGGCTATTCTCGTGGTTCTGGCGCAAACTGTCTATGCTTATTCATGTTAAACGTTACGCAGATTGATTCCGTCCGTTGGGATCTTGACTTTTCTCGTTTTGCAAATAAGGGACGTAAATCTTTGGCCGACTTTGACTTTGACATTAGCCGTCGTCGCCGCAAAGAACTTGTTTCTATTGCAGAAGAGCTTTTTGGAAAAGAAAGTGTTGCTCCTATTGCAACTTTTAATTCTCTGTCTACTAAAGTTGCTATCAAAGACATCGGCAAGGTGTTGAACGAAGATCCAGAAAGCCCATATTATATGCAGATTCCGTATGAATTGCGAAATGAAGTTGCTAAGTTGATTCCGACCGTGAAAACATTGGATGATCTCGGAGAAGAAGTTGAGAAGGAAGTTCTATTGAAGGACATTCTTGGAAAGAGCGAGCAGCTTTCTAATGTGTATGATAAGTTCCCTCTGTGGTTTAAGTACGTTATGCGGCTTGAAGGTTTACCGAAGAGTATGGGTCGCCATGCTGCAGGAACTTTGATTACACCTAAGCCTGTTATTGAATATTGTCCTCTCTGTATGGATAGAGAAGGTAATCAGATGTGTCAGCTTGAAATGCACAATGCTATGGATGACCTGTCTCTAGTTAAGATGGATTTTCTTGGTCTTGAAAATTTGGACACGATTGATGACACATTAAAGATGGCTCATCTTACTTGGAAAGATGTCGATATCAACCATCTTGATCTGAATGACAAGGCAGTCTACGACGCAGTTTATAAGTCTGGACACACAATTGGTATTTTTCAGATGGAGTCTGCTGAAGCACGAAAGATGTGTGTTGAAGCAAAGTGCGATAATGCTGAGGATATCATTGTTGTGAACGCAGCGAATCGTCCTGGTACTAAGGACAGCTTCCCGACGTATTGCTCCAATAAACTTCATCCAGAGACTATCAAACTACTCCATCCTGACATCAAACAGCTTTTTGCTAAGACGCAATACATTCTTCTTTATCAGGAACAGGCACTAGCGGTATTCCGCTATGCAGGATTCCCTGAAACTGAGGTTGACAATGCTCGTCGTGCTATCGGCAAAAAAAAGAAAGATGTTATGGCATCCTTGGAAGTTCAGTTCCGAGATGGTCTTCACAAGAAAGGATGGAATGATTACCAGATTTCTGAGATGTGGGCACTAATCTTGAAGCAGGCTTCTTATTCCTTCAATCGGGGCCACGCAGTTGCTTATGGGCTTCTTTCTTACCTGACAGCATACCTGAAGACTCATTATACTGAGTATTTCATGGCTGCGTGTATGATTACTAAAGAAGATGATTCTGGCAAAATGGGTGTGTTCATCAATGAATGTGACCGTCTACATATTCGGGTCCTTCCTCCAAGTGTTAACAGGTCTGATATGGAATTTAAGGCCGATGCGGAAAAGCACACAATCCTGTTTGGTTTGAAAGCCATTAAGGGAATGGGCGAGAGTGTCGCATCAGGAGTGATTGCAGACCGTCCATATTCTGGATTGGCAGACTTTGTTCAGAGAGCAAACGGTGGCAAGATTGGAACTTCAAACGTTGTCAAGTTGATTAAGGCTGGTGCTATCCCGACAAAAGACAAGAGAAAAATCTTAATCACTTTTGCAAATATGGTTTTTGAGAACGAGTATAAAGAGAAGGATTTTCATGAGATGGTATCCCTTCCAAAAATCTCTGTTCTTAAAGACGAATATGGTATTGACACAAATTATATTAAAGATAAGCCTACTAGACTTGCTTTATATAATAAGGCAAGAAGGGTGCGCTGGGAGGCAGATGCAGAGAACCGCAAGAAGGAAAAAGACAAAAAGCGGAATGCCTTTATGCAGGCGTTTGCTGAAAAGTATATGCAAGACGAGCACATGTGGGAATTTGAAACTCTTTCAATGTTCTTGACTAGTAATCCCATTAAGGATGCTTGCACCTATATTGATGCTGGCCTTGATACTGTAGAGGATGGCGGTAAGGCAACTGCTATTTGTGTCATCGTAGATATCCAAAAAAAGAAGGATAAACGTGGCAACCAGTTTGCGTACTTACATGTTTACACGACAGGTGGTATTGTCGAAATGATTTGTTGGGCATCTCAGTATGCACGATATTCAAGTCTGATTTCAAAGGGTAGCGATCTTGCAATCCTTTGCAAGAGAAAAGAAAATTCGTACATTGTTGAGAAGATGAAGCCCTACAAGCAGTGGCTGCGTGATAGAGAGATAAAGTAATGAATGGTGTTTTATATACTATTGACGGAGAGGTTATTTGTGAGCTTCCTATGTTTAAAATTGATTGGTACAAAGATAAAACTGTAATTAAGATACATTGTACGAATTGTTGCGTCGTTAGAAAAGTTCAGAAGTGGAAGTTTGACCGCGCAGAACAATGCGAGCTTACCACAAAATGGTTTTATTGCAGAGTGTGCGGAGGACTGACAGAATTTAGATTAGGTGCATAATAAGAGGGTTATAAAGTGGCAGATAAGAAATTTAATGAAAATATAATCCGTTGTTACATCAGGATAAAACGAGTCTTTTATCCGAAAGATGGGAAGGAGGTGGAGCCCGGCGGCTTCGCCACTTTCTCTGCCGAGGTGGTAAAAGTCAAGCAGGGGAATCCTGTTATGAGTCGATACAGTGACCTCCGGCTAAAAGGCAACGTTCCTAGCCTTGATATGAATAAAACTTATTCGTTCTGTGGTGAATATGTTCACCATGAAAAGTTTGGTGATCAGTATAAAATCGTCTATATGAACGAGTTCCAAGAGATTACTGACCCAGAAGAACAGAAAAGCTTTCTCCATTTTATCTTGACAGAACATCAGTTCGAGATGCTTTACGAAGCATTTGATAATCCGTATGAGATCATCAAGAACGGTGATATCAAGTCTCTTTGCACTGTTAGTGGAATTACGGAAGGTCGAGCCCAGAAAATTATCGATGCCTTTGAAAATAACATTGATAATAGCGAAGCATACACGAAGCTGATTGAGTATGGCTTAACTCCTAGTGCTATCGGAAAACTTGTTCATCAATATCACGGCGCAGACACTCTGGTGAGAAAGATTGAAGAGAACCCTTATGTTTTGATTGACGATGTATATGGTATCGGTTGGAAGAAGGCTGACGCTCTTGCTTTGAATATGGGATTGAAGCCAAACTCTCAGTTCCGAATTGAAGCTTACGTCATGCATTTTCTTGCTGACCGTGCCGAAGAAGGCAATTCTATCATCCCGGCAAACCAGACAATCAATAGCTGTATCAAGGAACTTGAATTGGATGAGGGAGACCAAGAGGTCATCAAGAGAGCACTTTTTCATCTGCATGATGTACGTGAAACACTTTGGTGGAGCGATGACCGTCAGGAATTTGCTTTAACTAGAGTGTGGAATCTGGAAGATAGTATTGCGAAGGAAATCAAGCGTCTGGCGGATGCTCCTGTTGAGCCGATTGGTCGAAATATAGATGCAGCAATCAATGAGGCCGAAAATGCGCTTGGCATCGAGTATACCGAAGAGCAGAGAGATGCCATTAAAAAGGTATGCTCTAGTAACGTCTGTATCCTAACAGGCTACGGAGGAACCGGTAAAAGTACCGTTGTCGCTGGTGTCCTAAAGGTTCTTCGTGGTAAGTCGTTTGCCCAGACTGCACTCTCTGGTCGTGCTGCTGCTCGTATGCAGGAGATTACTGGTCAGGACGGCAAGACAATTCACCGCCTTCTTGGTTACGACATTGAGAATGGTGATTTTGCCCATAACAAAAACAATCCTTTAGAAGAGGATATCATCATTCTGGATGAAACCTCTATGGTTGGTGCTAAATTATTTTACGATTTGATTCAAGCAATCGAAACTGGTAAGCGATTTATCATGATTGGTGATGACGGCCAGCTTGAGAGTATTGGTATGTGCAACATCTTCAAGGATATGCTCGCCTCCAAAGTTGTTCCGGTTGCTCGCTTGACGAAGATTCACCGTCAGGCTGCTAAGTCAGCGATTGTCACAGAGAGCATCAAGGTTCGTAATGCCACGCAATTGGTTCCTTACGGTTGGGCTGGTAATGAGATTCGTGGTGAGCTGCGTGATTTGGAGCTAGATATCTACAAGGATGCAGGCGAGTCGTTTAACCACATCATCAATCAATACCGTACCTTATATAATAAGGTAGGGAATGACAGCGCAAAGATTCAGATTGTACTTCCGCAGAAGCTCCGTGGTAGTATTTGCACCTACGAGGTGAATAACGCTATTCAGGAAATTGTGAATCCGAGTCGTGGTCAGACCGAAGCGAAGATCTCCATCTATGGTGATGGCAAGGATAGAGTGTACACTCTGCGCGAGGGCGATCAGGTCATTATCAACAAGAATAACTATGAACTTCATACATACAATCTCAAGACAAAGAAAAAAGAAGAGAAGTGTCCGGTGTTTAACGGCAACCGTGGCATCATTCGAAAGATCGAAAATAGTTTTATTCTGGTTGACTTTGACCAATGGGGCACAATCTTCATTCCTCATTATTTTGGTGGGAACAACATCTGGGCAACACTTGAACTCGCTTATGCTTTGAGTTGTCATAAACTGCAAGGTAGCGAAGCTCCGTATGTGATTGTCGGCATGGATAACTCTGCATACTTGATGTTGACGAGAGAATGGCTCTATACGGCCATTACTCGTGCCAAGAAGTATTGTGTGATTTGCGCTGAAACTCATGCACTTGACCGAGCGGTAAAGACTTCGAGAGTTCCATACAAGCGGACGTTCCTGAAGGAATTTTTACGGAAAGAATTTTCAGAAAAGCATTGACAATTATATTGGTATCCTGTATAATATAGCTATAAAAAGTCTCCATCTCGGAGGCTTAAAATTCTCTCTTTAACTACATAATACAGGATACGAGAAAGAAATGGCTTGCTCGTAATGGCAAGCCTTTCTTTATTCATTATAACTATATAACACAGGATGCGCAAGGAGGCTTTATGACAGATAAAGAGCTTATAGGTAAGCTCGATGCGATGGTAAAGGCATTGCAGAGCACGAAGAAAAAGACAGATAAGACCCGCATTTTGCTGGATGAACGAAAGGATTTTGGGGCTGAAGCTGACGAGTTGATGGCTTTCTTCCGATTCTTGCTTGATCCGGCAATCGTAACTGGACTGTCGGATGCAAAAATCAATAAACAGGTGAGTGCCAAACCTGAAATTGATATCCAGTATCTCAGTTGTGGATACCTTTATATTATGGGCGCTGGTCACAACACTGGTTCCGACACATCCATCGCAACAATCCAGAATTATTTACATAAAAATCCTGAGCACGAAGAGTTTCTAAAGCGGCTGTTTACCAAGAATTTGCCGATTGGTGTGGAAGCTGCTACCATCAATAAGGTGTATGGCGAGGAAATTATTCCTGTCTGGGAGGTTCAGCAGGGATATCCGATTGATAAGGTGAAGTTGAAACCCGGCATCTGGTTCAGTCTGAGCCAGAAGATGAACGGCAATAGGGGCACAATGTATCGTGGAGATTTAATTTCTCGTCAAGCGCAGAAGTTTGAAGGACTCGATCATATTAAGAATGATCTGCTCGCTCTATATGATGGAGGTGTGGAGAGGCGAGATTCTTTGGTGTTTGATGGCGAACTCATTTATAAGAACCCTGAAGGAATGTCGGACGGAGAGGCGTTTCGTTTCGGCACTGGCCTACTTAATTCTGACAGCAAGAACAAGACTGGAATTAAATTTGTGATTTTTGATGTAATTCCTGTTGTAGAGTTCGACTGTGGAAAGTGTGCTGTCCAGTATCAAACCCGCCGGAAATGGCTAAATTGTCTTCGTGCGGAGATTGCTCGTAAGAATCTTGAAAACATCGAAATTGTTCCAATGGTATACGAAGGTACTGACCAGAGTGTGATTCCGAAGTGGCTTGATTATGCTGTGGCACATGATTGGGAGGGTTTGATGTTGAACACCAATGTTCCTTATCAGCGTAAGCGTCATATCGGCTGTCTCAAAATTAAGCGTTTTTACACTGTTGACCTGCGAATCACCGCGATTGAAGAGGGTCAGAATCGTCTGGCTGGTACGATGGGCGCTCTGGTTGTGGACTACAAGGGCAACGAGCTTCGTGTCGGCTCTGGTTTTGATGATGCTACGAGAGCTGCTGTGTGGGCAAATCCTGATAATTACATCGGCAAGATCGTTGAATGTAAGTACAAAGAGGTCAGCTGTGATAAGAAAACTGGTGCGGAGTCCCTGCAGTTCCCGACCTTTGTGCGGTTCCGAAACGACAAGAACGAAGTGAGCTACGGCTAAGGAGAAGATTATGAAAACTTATTATGCAGTAACCGAAGGCGAATACTTAGACTATCGGATTATTACTATTACTGAAGATAAAGAAAAAGCGGAAAGAATCGCTGCAGCCTACGACGGTGATGTCGAAGAGTACGAGGATTGTATTATAAATCCGATTGGGATCTGGAAGGTTTATCACTACGAAAAAAATGGAAACTGGCTCGTAATCCATTCCAATAGAGATGTTGAAGATATTAAAGACAAAGAGTGGAAACCTGATTATTTTGATTCGGCTCCTTACGATAAGGGAATGGTGTGGACTATTTATGTGACCGCTGAGAATAGAGAACTTGCTCAGAAGATTGCTTATGATAAGTATGCTCAGTGGAAAGCTGAACGAGAGGGGCTGGCATGAATCTTTCTAAGAAGTCTATTAAACACATTCTTCGGATTCTGGATAACAAATGTGTCGAAGTTCCTACAAAGGCATCTGCTTATAGCAGTGGTGGACGTAGAATTTTAACTCGTGATTTTGAGCCAAAGGTGTCACATGGCATGAATGGCTGGCAACGAATTGTCTATGTACCGTCCGAAGGATATTTTTACGGAATTTATAATGGGAAATCGGAAGAAGATTGGGATATTCCAGATATCTGGTCTCCTGCACAGTTTGCTGATTTGTGAGGTATTTAAAATGCTACTTTTAACGCAAGACGGAGAAATTATAAATCTTGACCGTATGGCGATCATTGATACCGCAAACCTTAATGTTTATGCAAGGCAGGGCATGGGTGAGCGTGGAATTATCCTTGGTAGTTATGACTCTGAGAGTAGATGCTACGATGTTGTCGCACGTATTTTTGATTGCTATCGGAAAAATGAGAAAGCATACATAATGCCAAAATGAATGATTTTAAAAAACTAGCCATCCCAAAGAAAGAACGACTTGAAGTTCAACTTGCGGATGGCACAGAAGAACACAATATATTGTACATAATCACATCTCTAGCCACTATTAAAGGTGCTGAGATTTTTAAAAATTTTCGTTTGTATTCTGTAGGCTCCGCCGGGGAGCTCAACTTATTAGAGAAGCGAGACGGCGATCCCTACTTTGATAAGCTGAAAGGAACAGAATATGAGTAATTCGATGAATCGAGAAGACCGGCGCAGAGAGCAGCGTAAGGCACGAATCCTTGCCCGGCGAATCAAGAAGGCTGGTGGTCCCGACTTTTTGGCTGGAATGCCAGTTGAGGAATGGGAACCGAAGATTGGTGATGAGGTCACTATTAAGGTAAAGAGGATTCAGGGTAAGAAGGATTTCTTCAAGATGAGTCCGCAGTATCAGGACTTTATCAATAGCCTTGAAGATGGAAAGCCTTACAAGATTACAAGTACCGGCATGAAGGGTCAGGTTTACGGCATTGACGCACATCCTTATTTCCAGATTTGGAAGGGTGATATGGAACCCTACAAGGAGCCCTAATGAAGCAGATGTACTTCAGGACGAACTATCATGCTTGTTATTGTGTGGAGTGCATGAATCAATTCATTTTAATGCGAAAAGGGTATTTTTATGATGTGATATGGGAGACGGATACTTATTATCTTGTATGTACAGATAAAGGTGACCCATTTCCACAATTATTTAACATCGTAAAAATTCTCAAAGAAGACCTTGAAGATGATGTATATGTCGTGACTGGTAAAAGCGAAAAACTTGAGGAAGGAGGTGGGACGATATGATTGGTATTGACCATCGTGAGCAAGGTCGTAAGGAACGAGCCCTTGCAGAATATTATAGAACCTTGGCTCGATATCCTACCGAGTGTGGAGAACCGATTACATATCAGTTGTCAGAAGAGCAGCTTAAACAGGTTCTTTGTGGAGAGGTCACTATGGATGAGTTGATTGAAAGAGGTGAGGTAAATGAGAGACAGGATTAAGATGTGGATCGCTTTCATTAAGATTTTTAAGGATTATCTTATTGCGGTCGGAATCATGATTGCGTTGTGGCTGTTGTCTTGCCTTATCAAATATGGGATTTCAGTATCCAACTTCCCAGATTGGTTTAAGTTTGCACTTTTAAAGTAATGGAGGATTAAATGGTAACCGATATTCTTAACAGGGAAATTCATGTTGGCGACACAGTTCTTAGAGCTAGAACTCGAAACGGTCGCGGAGTTCTTTGGAGTATTTGTAAAGTTGTCTCCATTATGAACGTATTGATTAAGATTCAAAACGGAAAGTACACAACGAATGTTGCACCTAGGAATTGTATCGTAATTGACGAGAACGACATTCCTGAAAACTGGCAGGACGAATATTAAGGAGAGTTGAATGACTGTTGAACTGATTACACATACTCCTGATCCTGAAAAGGTGGTAGCTGCCGCTGCAAAGCTGTGCTATTCCAATTCGAGTATTCAGGATTTGATGAATGGACTGACCGATGAGAAGGTCGATGAGTTTCTGAATCGACTTTCTAGCCTTGGTCACGCCAGTCCTACCGAGCATGTGACTTTTACTTTTGGAATTGAAGGTGTGAGTCGTTCTTTGCTGGCACAGATTACCCGGCATCGCATTGCATCTTTCAGTGTGCAGAGTCAACGCTATGTGCGAATGAACAATGCAGAGATCATCATTCCTGATGTTATCGACGATGATAGCGAAGCAAGAGAGGTATTTGAACAGGCAATTCAGACTGCTGAATATTCCTATAAGCACCTATGTCAGATTCTTGAGGACAAGATTACTGAGGAACTGATGGTTGCTGATTCTCGTTTGACTGAGAAAAAGGCACGCGCAAAAGCATCCAAGATCGCAAACGAGAATGCACGTTCTGTTCTTCCAAATGCTTGTTCTACAAAGATGATTGTTACAATGAACGCTCGTTCGTTGAATAATTTCTTTAACCTGCGTTGTTGTGAGCGAGCACAGCCGGAAATCAGGGAACTTGCAACTGAGATGCTGAAGCTTGTCTATCCGATTGCTCCTCATCTGTTTAAGTGTGCTGGCCCCAACTGCTGTGGTAACGGTTGTACTGAGGGTATGATATCTTGTGGTAAGTCCCACGAGATTCGTGATAAATACGACAAACTGAAACAGGAGGCTTTAAATGGAAACACTTGATGAAATTAAGAAGAACGTCGAGCACCCGTCTTATTACGGTGGTGCAGACAATCCCTATGAGGCCATCAAAGTGCTGAGAGAGTGGCAGCTGGATAAAGATGCTTATCTTTGGAATGTTGGTAAGTATCTGAGCCGGGCAGGTCACAAAGATGGCAATTCTCAGCTTCAAGATTTGACGAAGGCGCGTTGGTATTTGGACTATAAAATCCGGCTTTTAGAGGAACAGCAGAAGGTTGCTGAAAGTGTCGTAGATACGCTAAAGAAAGTTCCTAGTGAGGTCGCTGATAAGCTGACTACGATGCCAAAGAAGGACATTAACGATTATTTTTATGATCCAAATCTCGGCGGTGTCTGCCATGATTTGGTTTATCGTCCTGATGATTCATTTAAAGAAAAACTGGCAAAGGCAGAGCCGACGTGCAGTATTGAAACTGCTGTGGTTCCGAGCGCTCATAATGATACTATGTCTCCAAATAACAAAGGAGTTAATAAGGTTGACCATTCGATGCTGAACTCTAAAGTCTATGCCGATGATGTCAAGTTTTAAGAGGTTTACATAAATGAGATACAACTGGAAGTTACCTATTATCGTTATTTGTGTCGTGTTGATTTCCATTCTTGGCATGACCTTTATGGTGCAGGGGCCTAAGAACACGGCCATCTCTTATGAAGAGCAGATTCAGGAAGCTAAGTCTGGCATTGGAAATCAAGAGAAGCGCAGAGCTGATCTGATTCCAAATCTGGTTGAAACCGTCAAGGCTTATGACCAACATGAGTATCAGACTTTGATGGATGTTGTAAATGCTCGTGGCACTTCCGGCCAGACCGCTCAAGAGATTACAACTCAGATTGCAGCTATTGCGGAAGCATATCCTGAACTGAAGTCTAGCGACAACTACAAGGAGCTTATGAATGAGCTATCCGTCACTGAAAATTTGATTGCAAACTATCGTGGCGATTACAATCGTGTCGTGAAGGAATATAAGCAGAGCGTTCGTAAGTTTCCGAACTCCTTTCTGCTGGGTCTGACTGGATATGAGGTTCAGAATTATGAGTATCTGTCCTATGAGGGGAATGAGGCGGCACCGGCAGTCGGTAACCTTTTTGAAAATCGGTAATGCCGAAATTACTTATCGTGAATTGATCGTCAGTGTTGGTATTGTGTTCATTATGCTGATACTTGGTAGCGTTATCGCTGGAAATATCACCAGAGATTCACTTGAGCAGAAAAAAGAATATAATACAGCAATTTCGATTGAGTCCGAAAATATGTTCGATTATGGAATGAGAACCAACGTAGGTAATGCGTTTTGCCAAGGCGCACTAGAAGCAGTAGATACCGTAAGCGATCCACGTATCGACGGTCAGTGGATGTATATATATTGCGAAGAAAAGCATTACACGATGCATACACGAACTGTCACTACTACGGATAGCAAAGGCCATACAAAAACAAGAGTCGAAACGTACTGGACTTGGGATTATTACAGTTCAGAAGAACACAGCTCCAAAAATATAACGTTTCTGGGCAAAGAATTCAAGTATGGTGACATCAAAATGCCATCCAGCAAGTACCTGACAACTGTACAAGTCAGTTCTCATGTGAAATTCGAGTTTTATGTTAAAGATGTTCGTTATGATGGTACATTATACGCGAATTTGAGCGATAAAACTATACATAATGCACGGTTCATTAAAGATAAAAACATTGAAGAAACACGAGATTATATGATTTCTGCAGTTAGTACACGAGTGGTTTGGTTTTATGTATTCTGGATCGCATTGATTGTAGCTGTGGTAGGAGTTTTTTATGTGGCCGAAAATCGTTGGTTGGAAGATTAAGAGGTGATTGCATGGAATGTGTAATTAAACGCGATGGAACGAAAGTTCCTTTTGATAAGAGTAAGATTGTAAATGCGATTGAGAAGGCGATGACCTGTACGCCTGGTGGTATCGACGCTCGTGTATCCAATGCAATCGCTGACTATATTGCTGATATGCCTGACATCCTATCGGTTGAGCAGATTCAGGATATTGTGGTTGACAGTCTGAAAAATAGTCCTTTTGCAGATGTAGCAGAAGCGTATAGTCAGTGGCGTAAATATCGTCAAGAAATCCGAGAAAAGGAAAAGACTAATGCAAGCATTTTGGATATCATCGATATTCGGAACGATGCAATCAATCAGGAGAATAGTAATAAGAACCCTACTGTAAACAGCGTCCAGCGCGATTATATGGCTGGCGAGGTATCCAAAGAATTGACAGAGCGGCTGTTGCTTCCGAAAGATATTCTGGATGCGCATAAGGCTGGTATCATTCATGTACATGACACTGATTATTTCGTTCAGCACATGCATAATTGTGATCTGGTGAACCTTGAGGATATGCTGCAGAACGGTACTGTCATCTCCGGGACTGGAATTGATCGACCGCACAGCTTCTCCACAGCCTGTAATATCGCTACGCAGATCGTTGCTCAGGTGGCTTCTAACCAATACGGTGGACAGAGTATTACTTTATCTCATCTGGCTCCGTTTGTAGATGTTTCTCGTAAGAAAATCGAGAAGGAAGTCCATCAGGAGTTCTACGATATGGTCCAAAACAATGAGATTGATAAGATGCCAGAAAAGGAAACCATCAATCGCATTGTTGAAGAACGTTTACATAAAGAAATCGCTCGTGGTGTTCAAACTATCCAGTATCAGGTGATTACGTTGATGACAACCAATGGTCAGGCTCCTTTCATTACCGTATTCATGTATCTGGATGAAGTTCCTGAAGGACAGACTCGTGATGACTTGGCTGTTATCATTGAAGAAATGCTAAAACAGCGTATTCAGGGCGTTAAAAATGAAACCGGAGCATGGATTACTCCTGCGTTCCCGAAGCTGATTTACGTTCTCGATGAGGATAATATTTATCCTGATTCTAAATACTATTACCTGACGGAGCTGGCTGCTAAGTGTACTGCAAAGCGTATGGTTCCCGATTACATTTCCGCAAAGGTTATGAAGGAACTTAAAGGCGGTGTGTGGGTCAGCATGGGGTGTAGATCATTCCTAACGCCTGACCGGACCACTGAGAATGTGGCTAACGCAAAGAATTGGGTAAAGGGTCATAAATATTATGGTCGCTTCAATCAGGGTGTGGTCACCATCAATCTGGTGGACGTGGCTTGTAGCTCTGAAAAAGACAAAGATAAATTCTGGAAGATTTTTGATGAGCGTCTTGAATTGTGCCATCGAGCACTTCAGATTCGACATAAGCGTTTACTCGGAACTGTTTCTGACATGAGTCCTATTCATTGGCAGTATGGAGCACTAGCTCGTCTAAAGAAGGGCGAAAAGATTGACAAGCTACTCTTTGGCGGCTACTCCACCATCAGCTTGGGTTACGCCGGTCTGTATGAGTGCGTGAAGTATATGACTGGCAAGAGCCACACCGATTCTGAAGCAAAACCGTTCGCTCTTGAAATTATGCAGCACATGAATGATATGTGCGCAGAGTGGAAAAAGGCCGAGAACATGGATTACTCCCTCTACGGCACTCCGCTGGAATCCACCACCTACAAGTTTGCCAAGTGCCTGCAGAAGCGCTTTGGCATTATTCCTGAAGTAACTGATCATGAGTATATTACCAATTCTTACCATGTCAATGTTCGTGAACATATTGATGCATTCACAAAGCTGAAGTTTGAGAGTGAGTTCCAGAAGCTTTCTCCGGGCGGTGCCATTAGCTATGTTGAAGTTCCTAATATGCAGCAGAATATTCCTGCCGTAATTAGCGTTATGAAATTCATCTACGACAACATCATGTACGCCGAGTTAAACACCAAGTCCGACTACTGTCAGGTGTGCGGTTATGACGGCGAGATCAAGATCGTGGAGGACAACGGCAAGCTGGTGTGGGAGTGCCCGAATTGTGGCAATCGAGATCAGAATAAAATGAATGTCGCACGGCGTACTTGTGGGTACGTAGGAAGCCATTTTTGGAATCAGGGGCGCACTCAGGAAATTCGAGATCGAGTAGTTCATCTGAGTGACAACTAAATAAAGTATAAGTGGTGGGTCGGTGGGATTAAATATACATGGACAGACTTAGTAAGAAGTTGCAAGAAGAAAAGAAGAAAGAAACCAAGGTCACAAAATACTATCATTATAAAAACATGGACATTAAAACACCTTATTGGTTTCTATATCCGCTTCTTGTTGCTATATATTGGGGCGAAAAATTTCGCACTAAGGTCGAGAGGTTCCGTCGCAAAAAATTGAATAAGTGGAGCGATAAACGAACTGACCGTATCCTAAGATATGCGTTTCCAAAAGTGTGCAGCGTATGTACTTTGGACAATAGTTTTTATCTTACTTGCCGTGATAATGCATATCTTCTTCACTGGTCGGAATGGAGTAGACCATGGGACTGGTATTATTGCGATTTACACAACCTTGAAATTCTAAATTATCTTGCGTGGAATTTTGAAATGCCCGGATATGTGAAAACAACAAAGGAAGAAGAGGATTATCCAGATAACTGGATTACGGTTATATTCAAGAGGGAGCTGTTATGAATAAATTCGACAAAATGATTCAGAAGGCAAAGAAGGAAAAGAACAAGCCAAAGAAGAAGCCGAAAGGATATCGGTATCGAGATTATTATACTAAGCACCTAATTTTTGTTCCTTTGATGTATATCGTAGCTTGGTATAAAATGGTTAGAAATCAACTAACCAAATGGAGTTTTACGCGAACAGAAAAAATTATAAACCATGCACTTCCAAAAATTCTTCACGTAAACACATCCGATAACAGTCTTTATTTTACAGTAGATAAATACTTTTGGAGGTTCAGTTGGAAATGGTATTGTGGCATTTTTGACAAATACTATTGTTATAAGTACGACAATCGAATTTCGGAATATTTCAAAAACATGTTCGATTTGGATGGGTATACGAAGTCCATCGAGGAAAACGAGTACGATGATGAGATTACGTTCGTATTCAAAAAGGAGCTATAAAATGAAAATTTTTGAAAGAAGGTGATTGGAATAGAAGCGTGGAAGAATTTCTTTAAGGCGCTTGGTTCTTTTCTGGGAATCGTTCTGATTCTGGCAGCTACATATTTTACCTCGTGGATTATCACGATTGGTATTATTTGGCTGATTTTTAAGCTGCTGAATATCACTTTTACCGTTAAAGTGGCGACAGGCATCTGGCTGGCTCTAGTTTTTCTGGAACGATTCATTAAGGGTAGCCGAGGTAAGTAAATAAACAAGCAGGGTGGGTGTGGTGGCATGAAAACATGGATGTGGAACGTATACGTCAGTTGATTCTCGAAATTATTCGAGTCATACAACAAGCGAACAATATTAGTCAAAATGAAATGGAAGATATTATTTCTGATGTTGAGTTTGATTTTTATAACGGTCGATAAAGAAAGGAGTCTTATGGATTATTGGTCTGTTGAAGTAATGTACTACGATGATGGGAATCAGGCATTCAATACATATATGGTAAAGGCACAGGATCAAAATGATGCTATGAACAAGGCGCATCATCGCTTTGAAAAGGCTCATCCTAACATGAGCTGTATGATTCAGAGCATTGAAAAGGCAGGTGGCTGAGATGGACTTCAAATGTAAGTGTGGCAGTGAATCCTTCTTTATCCAGAGTAAAGGTAGCCAGATTGGTCTGTATTGCTCTGCTTGTGGTAAGTGGCAGAAATGGCTCACCAAGAATGAAGTGAAACAGTTTGAGTACGAGACGAATATGTTGGATTCGAAAGAAAACAATCCTGATGATGATTTTTATGAAAAATTCGCCTTAACTCCATGGGGCTGCCTACACTGTGCTTTTAGAGATTTTGGACTAGGTCTTCCTGAAATACATGGTAAGATGGCTGATGCCATTATGGAAGATTTCTTCGAGACTATGGAAAGGGCTGATATTATTGAGAAGAAGGAGTAAAGATGATTAAGTTCTTGAAACGTCTACTCCGTTGGTTCCTTCCAGAATGCAGTAGATGTGGCGGTGTTATGCTTTACGATAACACTCATAGCTGGCATGATAAATGGCACTTTGTATGTGATACATGTGGTAGAGAAAAGTGGGGTACATTATGAATGTTGAATCAAAATGTTACTTCGATATTGACCCCATATTTAACCCATCATATAAGGAAGTGCTTATTATTGAAACCGATAACTGGGCGTCTTGTGAGATTGTAAACGAAAATACTCATTATGAAGTGGAGAGCACAATAAGATACGAATGCTGCAATAATGAGCGGCTTGAAATAAAACATCTTGAGGCAAAGAAGATAAATGGAATTCCGTTGAAGAATCTTTGGATGGAAATGTATTCCAGAGAAGAATGGAGACTGTTATGAATTATGGCCAAACCTGTGTATACGGTGTAAGTCTATCATACATTATGGCTAACGGAGAACGCAATTTCTCATATTATGAGATCCCTGCTGACAGTGAGTATGAAGCAATCCAATATGTGCGCGGCCAATGGCACAGGGAGCATCTATTTGCTCCTTATGAGCCAGATGTAAGCGCTCGACTTTTGTACATTAACTATTGGAGCTATTTAAAGGCTTGATAAAAGTGCCGTTTTAGGAGGTGCCAATATGAAAAAGTGGACTAAAGACTTTCTTGAAGCTAATGGATATGAGCTGAGAAACGCATACATTAAAAATGTATCTTTTGGAATAAAAGATTACGGATTTCTTTCTCTTGCACTCACTTTAGAAGGTGATGGATGGGGAGTAAATTACATAGGCCCTTCTATCGGTAGAAGATTCTACATCAATGGAGAGCTTATTAAAGATGGGAATGCCGCAAATTTTGAAGGTTACGAAGGCGGAGCTGAAGCTATCGTAAGAATTTTAGATGTTGTTGATTGTTCTGAACTTGAATCACTAAAAGGAAAATATATCCGTGCAGCTATCAAAAGAGGAGAGTCTGTGAAAATCATCGGTAACATCATCAAAGATCAGTGGTTTGATTATGGTTCGTTCTTCGATGACTATAAGACAAAACAGGAGTGTGATAGGGATGACTCTTGAGCAAGCAATCGAGATTCTTGACCCAAAAAATCCCTATTACGAAGATTCATATACAGTCCACCGTGCTCGTTACATGGGAATGGAAGCACTTAAAATTCGAATGCCTAAAAAGGTTAAAAATGCACCATTATGTGAAATGGTCTTATGTCCAAGTTGTGGATATAGTTATCTATACAAGAAACTTGAAAAACTAAAACCTCCGTTTGATAATTTTTGTCCAGAATGCGGGCAAGCGTTGGATTGGAGTAGTCTTAACTGGCCGGACGATAAGTACGAATACGAAAAACTGCTCAACAAGATTAAGAAAAACAAGGATTGTAGCAAATAAAATTCCGCTTTTATTAGAAAGGAAAAGTATGTTTAAGACTTTCAAAAATACTGCTGTATGCGTACTTTTAGCAGCGATTATGCTAACTGGATGCTCAGATACTGATACATATGGGAATGAAACAGTTGATGAGTATAAATATTTCTACCGACTTGGAAATTCCCCGATCGTGTATGAGCGAGATACAAAGATTATGTACTACATGATATATGATGGCTATATGTCTCCTTATTATAATGAGCACGGTCAGATGTGCTACTACGTTGATGGTCAGGTTATTTCAATCGAGGAGGCGCTAATTGATGTGGATTGATTTTACGATTGCTGTTTTAGCAACTCTAATTATGATGGGTTGTTGCATCCGATGTGAGCAGCTTATCGTTGAAGTGTCCAAGGCAAGTTTTGATGACGAAAGCACACAGAAGTTCTTTTGTGGAGTTGTGAACGTTGCTATTGTCGTGTTTGCAGCATTACAGACGTTTAAGCATTGAGGTGGTTTAAGATGTCGAAATATATTCCTGAAAATGCTCGATGGGCGGATATCACTCCTTTGCTAGATGAGATTGACAGTGGCTTAAAACATATGCGCTTTTATGACGAACAAGATGACTATTCTGATTTTCTAGCAGAAGAACGCGAAGACCTACTGAGACTTCCGAAAGCAGAATCTAATACAGTTCGTGCTATTGCACACTGGAATCACTGGCCGTGCGATGACGAAGAAGACTTTGTATATCATTGTTCTAATTGCAATGAACAGTTTTACGAAGATTTCTTTTATCCGCGTGAAACGCCTTGTTTGAGTTCTGAAAAATATAAGCCTTTTAAATATTGCCCTTATTGTGGCGCAAAAATGGAAGAGAAGGTGTATGAATGAGAACATTAGAACAGGTAGATCGGGCTATTGAATTGGCACGATACGATATGCATGAACTTATAAAAATGCGTCAACCGATTTCGATTGTTGGTGAAGAACTATTAGAACTTTACGAGGAACGTGCTGATATTCTGAAAGCGATAGAGGAGCAGAAAAAGACTCCTACAGCAAGGAAGCGCAGAAAATTTCGTTGGCCTAATTTTGAAAAGCTTGTAGAAAGAGGCACTAAATGAACTACGCTAAAATCGTTCCATGTGATATAGCAAATGGCGAAGGGGTGCGCGTCACATTGTTTGTGCAAGGTTGTGATCACCATTGCCCAGGCTGTCAGAATCCTACCACATGGGACCCGAATGGTGGTCAGCCATTCACAGATGAAACGCTTGATAAAATTGTAGATTTACTTCGACCTGATTATATTCAAGGGCTTACGCTCACTGGTGGAGATCCACTACTGCCAGAAAATAGAGAGGTTGTTAAGAAAATCGTCCATCGTGTATGGACTGAATTTTTGAGCAAAAAAGACGTCTGGCTCTGGACTGGATATAAGTGGGAAGAATTATGGGATCAGGATGGGCTCATAGCTGACATTCTTGCTGACATTAACGTCCTTGTAGATGGTCCTTTTATTGAAGCAGAAAAAGATATTTCACTTCCATACATGGGAAGCAAGAACCAACGAGTAATTGATATTAAATGGAGTCTTGGGTATAAAGAGCCAACCCTTTGGTGGACTCCAGAAAAGAAAGGAAAATAATATGGATTTAGGAAATTACGAAAAGTTCCCGGATTGCGATTCTTTTACTACTATTTACCATCCAAATATCAAGATCAATAAACTGCACGAAGATGCTCATCTGCCGACTTATGGTTCTAAAAATGCTGCTTGCGCAGACCTTTATGCCTATATCGGTTTTGATGACGCAACGATGGTAAACAAGAATGGTGATCGCTGCATTATGATTCAGCCGCATGAGACCGTTAAGGTACATACTGGTTTACGGATGGCTCCGCCGGAAGGTTGGTATGTCGCTATCTATGCTCGCAGCGGTTTGGCAACTAAGCTGGGACTTGCTCCTGCAAACAAAACTGGCATTTGCGATCAGGATTACCGTGGAGAGTATATTGTAGCACTACATAATCATTCTAATATCCCTCAAATGATTACTCACGGTGATCGCATTGCTCAGATGGCGATTGTTCCGTTCTGGCAGGCTGATTTTGAAGAAGTTTCTGAATTGGACGGAACTGAGCGCGGAGCCGGTGGGTTTGGAAGTACCGGAAAACAGTAATGGAGGAAACCATGGGAAAGACAATTGATACGTCCGAGCTTCTATATCGGATGGGCAAGTACGCAGAAATCGATGTTGGAAAAGAAGGACATGACGCGTTTATGCATTTCATGCTTCTTCTAACACGCACAATTGAGAAGATGCCGAATGCTGCATTGACTCATAAAAATCCGATTGATGATGAGATTATGGAAAATCAGTACAAGCTTGCGGACGCAATCTCACTGGTAACGGGTCGCACTCGAAACGACGGCTGGTATCCCACTTGGATTGGCATGACCATGAAGATTGTACGTCTGAAGAGCGGAGAATCAGTTGGATTCCGGTACATCAAAGACAACGAGGGACATGATTATCCGGGCGCAATGCACACATCCCATGTTACCGATTATTATATTTCTGATGACAAAAAGAATTTGATTATTCAAACAGAAAACACTGTTTATAAATTTGAAAAAGTTGAGGAGGACTAAATTATGGCTAAGTATTTTTATGTGTATGACAATGGTGAAGAGACTACCGAATGTATCGTAAAAATGTTCAATGGTGACAACGGTGCTGTAGTAGAGAAGGTGCTGTCAAAGGATAAGGCAGAAGGTTTCTGTGAGGGATTGATTCTTAATGATTTTAATCGCAGTGATGAACTCGCAAATGCTGACATGAAAGAGGTTATCGCAAAGGCGGAGCTAGTTGAGAAGATGAATGCCTATCATGTAGCAAAGGACGCTTACAACGAAGCAAACAACGCACTGAAGCGAATTAAG